TTATTCTTCATAGAACGACATAATGATTTTACGAATCCAGGCCGGCACCAACCGCAGATCGGGCAGAATGCTCGACTTCGGAATCCGGGCGAATATCGTCTTCAGTTGGGCGGTGTGCTCCTCCGTCACCTGCGGCCGACCGATCTCCTTCAGAGCGAACACGGCAAGCATCAGCGTTTTATTCTGATAGGCCAGATTTTTAAGCGCTACACGCTTGAATCGCAATTTGCGACCGTTGAACAAATTAACTGTCCGGGAATTGCCGTCGGTATAAAACACATAGTTCATCGGTACCTGGGCAGACAATCCCAATACATTCAATGCGTGCATACCCGTCGGAACAACTCGGGCTTCGCTCTGCCGAGCTACCTTTTCAGCGATTTCATTGATGGTCGGGTATTGTATGCCCATTCCAAACTTTCTATCGATTTTGGGATAGCAATAGAGGCCCCTTGCAATACGGACCAAACCGCCTTTTCGAGTAAGCCGTTCCAATGCCTTCGCAACCGATACAGCCGATCCGTATACAGCGAAATCGGATGCGGAATACAGCTTACCCCGTCCGCACTTCTTTATCTTATTAAGTATCTTATCCTCTATTGCTTGCATCTATTTACACACATATATCTGTCGTAAATTTATACAAATTTATCGACAAAACAAATTCTACTCCAACACACTCACTGCATCCCGTTTTATATCCATGTCGATATCGCGATAGCGGGCGAACGCCCGGCTGCCGTCCTTATGCCCGGACATCGCTCCCACGATCGCAGGGTCTTTCACGCTTTTATAAACATTCCCGATGAATGTCCGGCGCGCCATGTGCGACGAAGCAAGGTCGCAGATCGGCACCTGAACATTCTGCCGCGTCCGCTGGTCGATCGTCGTCACCATGCGCGTCAGTCCCGCTTTACGGAACGCCGCTTTGATATAGACATTATATTTTTGCTCCGAAATAAATGGAAACAATGTTCCGCGGTTCTCATCGAGGTATTTACGAATCAGTTCTTTCGCAGCACCGATCAGCGGCACCGAGACCGTCACCACTCGGTCGTCTCGCGTCTTGCGGGGAACATATTCGATGCAATCGCCGATGATATTGGCATAGGTCATCTTATAAAGGTCGCTCACCCGGCAGCCGATCATGCATTGGAAAACAAAAATATCTCGTTGCGTTTCCAGTTGCTTGTCATCCCCCATATCCGCTTCGGCCAACTGTTTGCGTTCGTCGGTCGTAATATAGATAGGCGTACCGTAGACAATCTCCGCAATCTTGTACTGCTTGAACGGATCATTGTAGGTATGTCCGTTATCATTTAACCATACATAAAACGACCGTAGACGAATCAACATATCCGAAACGTAATTCATGCCCCGCTCTTTCGGACGGCCGGGAATTACCGTTTCTCCCGCAGCATTGAGGTACGGGCCGCGCTTCACAGGCAGATTCTTCCTCACCTTCGGCCGGGCATACGGCACCTCGTCGTACAACTCCGGATGTTCGTCGAAAATCTCCGGTTCTTTCATCAGAAATGCCCCGAAATCATCAAGTGTCGTCGGAGATACGGTGTGTACGTCCAGCACGAACCGTCGGTTCGACAGTTTACGATACAACTCATACCGCTTCAACGTCCGCACCAAGACATTGAAATGCTTGACACGCGATTCGGACAATTTATGCGTAGCGAGGTATTCATCCGTCAACGGGAAAAAGCCTATTTTCTTTTCCTCAACGGAAGTCGCCGTCTTTGGCCGCAAAGTGCGCCGGATCAACTTTTCGAGCCACTCGCGCGTAACGGTCGATTTATCGTCTGCCGCCTCGACCGAGGTCTCAATTACATCGACCAATTCTTTCAATTTCACCCGCTTTGCCAACAGCGCATCGCGCTCCTCCCCCGGTGTGTTCGGAATATTGATATCGTTTTTCTTTCCCCAACGTCTCCGATCGACCCAAATGCCGGACGGCACACGTACACGCAATTCGCGGGAAACATAGACACGGAAATTAACTTGCGATTCTCCCGCGCTGTTCTCCCCTTGCGCCAAAACATATGTAACTTTTGCCATACATCCTCATTTTATGCTCTACAAAGATATGATTTAGATTCGAATACAGCAATACTTTCATGTCCGCACCGTGTCCGCATTTTTGCAAAACAGCTAAAAACAGACAAAATACATTTCATAGTATATCATTTTAATATACTATATTTCAACATATTATAAATATATTCAAATTTTAGTTATTTGCATATGTTTTCACAAATTAATTCCTGTCCTGGGCACCAAAGGACGCTGATAATCAGCGTCCTTTTTTTTGTGTAGGATAAAATGTAGGATAAATTGAATTACTCTTCCCCTTCAAAATCCTTAAAAAAGGAACTTCCCGCAAGTATAGCAGCATTCTCATCCACCCCCAATCGCAGGTAACGCATTGTCGTAGTAACCTTCTTATGCCCCAAGGCCTTGGAAATCGCAGTAAGCGGAACTTTGGAACGCTGGAGGTGCGTGGCGAAAGATCGGCGAGCAGTATGCGTAGAGATCAAAGTATATTTCTCGACCCTAATCTCTTTTAACTCGCCCCCTCGATGTTCGCAAATTGTCACTTTTTCGTCGATCCCTGCCATTTTCGCCACCACTTTGATATAGACATTCATTTTCTGGTCTGAAATCGTTTTTGACAGGTCAAAATCGCTCTCGAGGATTCTTTGTATCACGGGATGAAGTGGAATCGCAATCGGGGTATCTGTCTTACGGGTACGCATCATAATCATCCCATCAACAATATTTGACTCGCTGAAACGACTAAAGTCAGACACCCTCATGCCCGAAAATGCCCCGATAAGAAACCGGTTCCGTACCAGTTCACATGTAGCTATGCGCTGCCTGACTGCTTTCTCTCCGCACAGATCCGGCCACTCATTCAATACTGTGTTTTTTGTGATTCTCAATCTATACAACTTCATCAGTTCGTCAACCGAAAGATAGACAGGATCACTCTCTTTTGCTACCGTGATAAAATTTTTATGAGCTGTGCCATTCAAATTATGCAGGTGATCCACCTCCCGGGCCTCCCTATAAACCTGTTTGATCACTTTGATAAGACTGCCGAAATAATTATCCGAATATCCCTGCCTATATATCCAGATCCGGAACTGATTATAGAAATTGATATTGATATCTTCAAATTGCAAACGACACCGAATCATCTTTTCATACTGCTTCAGCTTATTCAGGACTGTTCGGTAATGCCGGATCGTTATTATCGACCTCGCATCGGCATAGCGGGCAATATAACGCTCAAAATAATCAGAGTAATAGCCAGAGGGGGACTCCGGAGTATTTATTGACGGAACAGGTCGCTCTAAGGCTTTGTAATACTCTTCATCCACGACCTCGAAAAAGTCTCGCGAAGATGGAATCGTATAACCTTTCTTAAAGTACACTTCAGCTCGTTGGGCAGCTTGGCACCACAGCTCCAACGCATCATTCGTGCAATTCGCCAATCTGTTTTCACGACACACCCGAACCCTCTGTCGCTGGGGGTTCCAGAACTTTACCAAAGTCGACTCTTTTGTCGTGCGTCGATACTGTTTGCCCTTAAATGTTACGGATAAGATAATCGCCGATCTCTCCCGCTGGGGAGTAGCTAAATAGAATTTTATCATTTTGTTCGATATACTATTATGGAGTCCGTGTTTGAAAATTGGATCCCACTACAATATATCAAACACAGAACTACTCTTTAATATGCTCTTTATCAGGATATTCCACGCCAACGCGGGGGGGGGATATTTTTTTCTGGTGTAGTTCCATGAAATGATCGTTTATGAAATTTTGTTGTTGAAGTAATGTTTCAGCCTGAGTTCTAATTATTGTCATAAGCTCAGCTATCATTGAGTCTTTTGCAGTATTCTCCCCACGAATAGACGAAGAATCCAATTCCTGCTCAACAATAACAGCATCGCCAATCCCAGTTAACAGCCAGTGAAGATTAACATCCGGAACAATACACAATATATTTGCTATCGCATTTGAATTCAAAGGTGTATTCTTTGCTTGCCCAGTAAAACTTCCATAAGACATTCCTATCTTCTCACAAAAATTCTTCTTGCCAAATCCTTTTATTTCAGCGAGATACAATATCCTATCCTTAATTGTAGGAAATTTATTTTGCATATTCTTGCTTATTAGGAAATATATTTGCTATATTTGCATTGTGGTACGTGCGTACCGAACTTGCGTACCACAATAAATTGGGTAAAGTTAAGAAATAACATTTGTAAACCAAAGACATGGCTCGAAAAATCACTTTCACTGAAGTGCCGTCTTCTAAAGGGTGGGAACCATTTTTAAAAGGAATGGCGGTAAAAGATCCTGCCATTTTCAAAATTGTAGGGAATGTAGTCACAAATGGCCGACAAGCAATAAAGCGGTATAACAAGAAAATAAAAACAGGGAAGCTCGAGCCACGAAAATTTGAGACCAAAACGTATCCTGACGACAATTTATTTACAATCACGAGAATATCATAAATCGTAATTAGTCATGGAAGACTCTACACATATCGACTCCACCAAGATCAGTCTCTACATTCAACAACTCGAATTCACTGTGAGTAATCTGGAGGCCACGATTACACGGATGAAAAAGGAATGTTTCGACCCTAAAAAATTCTATGGAACCGCGATAACCGTTGACGCTTGTGCCCGAATGCACAGCGTATGCACCGTGACTGTTCGTGAATATGTCCATGCCGGTCTCATTCCCACTCACCCGGACAGCACCTCCCGGAAAATTCTCATATTCACAATAGATGCCTTATTGCTCGACTTCAAACAGCTCAAGCAAAAATATAAAGAATTGAAATTATCAATATAAAGCACAGGAGACTTGAGGGGAGTGGTGATAAGACTGCATCACTGATCCCACGGTAGCAGTTGGCACACCATATCCCCTCTCTCTTGTTTATCCACGATCATGGCAGTACAAACGATATATAGCAACAAAGACTCTCGAGTATACAAAAGCGAGAGCTTGATCGTTCCCCCAACCCTCCCGACTGGCGAAGCACCACTCGAATTAAACCAGCCAAACATGATCTTGGATGCCAAATACAATTACCGGCTGACACAACTATCGGCAATCGTAAAAATCACCAACATTTTACAGCCGATCATCAATCAAAATATAGACGAATACGTCACGCTGTGCCGACGCTTCGGAAACAAAGAGGAACATCCAAAAATTGATTACCTTTTGGGGGAAGAGCGGAACCTCCGATTGCACGCCGAAGATGTTTACTGGAAGATTAACGAGCGGACACTCGAGGTTAGGATACCTTTAGATGCTTTTACGAATATCCGAAGCCATTATAGCCGGATCAGAGCAGCCATCAGCGATCTGATCAGGATACCGGTTAAATTTCCCACATGGTCGGAATTAGCCAAAGAAACACTGACTGACGGATGCCGGCCTTTATGTCAAGGAGTATTTTATAACAATGACAAGTCTCAGAAAAACAAAAGCTATATCCACATTTTCTTCGATGAAGACATAGCCAGATTACTGGTCAATCCCTGTTACGGATACTCACGCCTATTACAAGCTACCGTCGACAACTGCCGTTCGATTTACACCGCGAGGATCTACATGCAGATCTGCCGGCACGCAGATGGGAAGAAATGGGCTATTCCCTACCCTGATCTCCGATTGCTTCTGAATGTCGACTCACCCAAGAAGAAAGGGAGTACAGAATCCAAGCAGCGTATCCGCGCCAACTCAGTCCCGAGGTACCATGAGTTCCGTCGTCGCGTCCTCGATGTCGCACGCGACGAGCTGCTCCTTATGGTGCAAAATAATACGACAAACTATTATTTCACCTATACCGAGGAGTTCCCGAGCAATCGCCATTCCACGCCAAGCCATATTATTTTTAACATATACGAGACACATCCGTCGAAAAAAGATCTCTACGCTTACGAGAACCATCTTTCCCAGATGCGGCATTATGCTGGGCATATTTTAAAAATCGGGCAAGACAGATACAATCGGGTATTCAAAAATATAACCCTAAGAAATTACACATACGTGTTTCAAAGACATCTCGCAGCATGGATTTACATGGAAGATCACGGCGACAAGATCAATAATCGCGACGCATATTACCTCAAATCCATCGAAAACGCGATAAAGGAAGAGAAGATTTCTCACGAACAGGGAGTGATTCAAATGGAACTCAATTTATAATACCAAATACAGTCTGCTACCATGAAAGTTTTAATCTCCATCAACCAAAAGGGCGGTGTCGGGAAAACGACCACCGCAGCAAATGTCGGCTTCCGCCTATCCCAACTCGGAAAGAAAGTCCTCCTGATCGACGGGGACGAACAAGCGAACCTCTCGCTAATCTTCAATGCTACGAAACACAAGGAGACTTTATTCAAACTCTTTATAACAGGCGAGGCCGTAAAACCGTACGAGATCAATCCGAACCTTTACATCATCCCTTCGGATGTCAGGACATCGAATATCAACGTTCAGCTCGCAAACGACGTGAACGCCCCGTTTTTCCTGAAAAAGTACCTGGCAATGCCCGAATACAAAGATTATGATATTGCCATCATCGACTGCGCTCCAGCTCTCGATGCAATCATCATAAATGCAATCACCGCCGGCGATGCCATGCTCATTTCCTTGTCGCCCGGAGAATTCTCCTACGACGGCATGCGACGTATCCTCTCTGCCTCAAACACGATAAAAAAGAATTATGGAGCCAAAATCCAACTCGGAGGCATCATATTAAGCATGATTAACGCCCGGACAAAGGTTTACCAACAAACGGTCGAACTATTACGGGCGGATGATCTTCTCCCTGATGCGTTCAACACGAATATCCGCCTATGCGAAGCCTTCAAACAGGCAGAGGCCGAACATAAAACGATTTTTGAATTCGCACCGAAATCGAAAGGCGCTGACGACATGAGTGCTTTGACAGATGAAATCATTGCTAAACTCCTTCAGTAGACACTCCATATGCCAGCCATAGAAGACCGCCCCTCCTACGACGAGGACATGATGAGCATCGCGTTGGCCGGTATTACGCAGCGCCAGAAAAAGAAGCGTAGCCGGACATATACATTCGTGCAAAAGAGAAGCATCGACTTCACGGAAGAAATATGGTCGATCATCGAGGCGCACCGAAAGTTACCGGGGATACAAGACAATCTCCGGGAAACGATCTACAAGGGGCTGTTGCTCCTCAAGGAAAAAGAAAACTTATAACGACCGGCACCATGATACCCGACGCTGAAATGACGAGCCGCCATAACCGCCGTGCAATACATGAAAGGAGAGTGGGAACTACAAGATATTCTCTCCCCAAACCAATAACAATATGCCGAATATGAAAGTGTATGCCATCACTATCGAGGACGCACATGGCGAATACGGACGCTTATATGCCCTCGCAGACAACGACTCGGACAAACTCCGGCTCGAAGAAATGGCCCAGGCAGAAACTATGGGCGACGACACGGAAGTCTGTGTCCGGGAGATAGAACTCAATATCCCTATTAAAAACTAATTGTCAAGACTATGGAGTGGAATTCAAAAGAGAAAAAAGAGTTGATTAAACTCTATCCAAAGTATACGGCTAAAGAGCTGGAGGTGAAATTCAAACGGAGTTCCAAAGCCATACATCGAATGGCGAACCTATTAGGTATTTACAAAACTGCCAACAAAGTTCCCCCGGGCCTATATGATGTCGGGTTACGTTTTATGATCGTGCATTGCAGAGTTCGGGCAGACAACAAAAAAAATGCAAAATACAGGGCGATAGAGAAAGTCGAACGCAGTATACTGAAGCGTCAATCAATCAAGAATTATGTATTTTTTTCAAAATCGACAGTTGAAAAAATCAAAAAACAATGAGTGAAAATATAGATAAAAAACTCCAGCAGATTATTGATCTGGAAATACGAGAATTATACGATTTAGCCTTTTTCAAGCCCTACCTCGTCAACTACATCGCGGATTTTAAGCCCCAGTTTCACCAGTCTATGTCAGATCGAGAATACCGGGATTACCTCGAGCGCAAAAACGAGGAAGCCATACAGGAGTTTTGCAGGAGCATCAAGGCCGACTGTTCCCGGGACGAGGCGATAACGAATGCCCTGCATGTTCTTCTTGCCGATCTTTTATGAAAAAATGGGCAAGAATATCGCTGTTCCTCCAACTGCTTCCCATAAGTTTATGGGGACAAAATCCATATGCACTCTATACAGCAGGAAATAAGGAAATATTAGATATCATTGCCCAACTCCCGGCAAGAGCGCCGCAGATCCTCGACATCCCATGTATCTCCCCTGTCCAACAACCGAATTTTGACAGGCTGCGAATCTCATCAGGTTACGGTCTGCGCATTCACCCTATCACACAAAAGGTACACCGGCACTCAGGAATAGACATTCCCCCTTCAGGGAATGATACGATCTACGCTACTGCAAACGGGATTCTCGATACAGTCGCCTATAATGATCTTATTGGGTTACACATCAAGATACGACACAAATACGGCTTTAAAACCACATACGGGCACCTGAAACGTACTTTTATCCGGACTCCGCACCAAAAAATACATATCGGAGATCCGATTGGCATAATGGGGACTTCCGGCCGCAGTACGGGAAAGCACTTGCATTATACCGTCCAAAGGAATGGCCAAACACTCTCCCCTCTTCCCTATTGCTATCTTTTTATCAACACAAGAGGGCCTTAAATCAAGCCCTCCTTCTATTATTCCTTATTTTGTCTCTTCCGTAACTTGCCGGCCTGCAACGCTTCGCGTCTGCTGACTTCCATCTTACGCACATGCTCCGGCCGGGGAACAACTTTGAGCTTCCCTTCCTTCTCTGTCTCACGCTTTAAACTCTGGATCGCTGCAATAAATATATCCACATTAGTCATTACTATCCCCTGAGATAAAAGCATTGCATACTTGTAGTCATTAATATACTCCATCGTTTCGATATCAATATCCAGCAGGAGCTTTCTCGTATCCCCGTTTTTCGCCATGTTTTTCTTGTAGAATTCAATTGCACAAATATAATCATTCTTTTTTAGAATCAAACGATTACAAAAATGGAAAGCCCTTCCAAAAGTATCTATAATTTGCTTTGCACCTCACAGAACGGGTACCTTTGCATCGCATAACGTATTAAAATCTAATCATGTATAAAAACATTGGTTTGCAAATTACACAACACTCCGGAATGAAAACTACTGGGGCGGACAATTTCTCTTTCCAAGCAGACTGAAGGGATTTAATACATTATGCAAATGCGTCCGCCCCACTTTTTTCACAATATCGTCAATATGAAACACTATCTCCTCATTATCGTATCGCTGTTCACGTTTTCAGTCTCTCACGCCCAGTTCTCGTCCGTCTCGACCAATATCGTCGGATGGGCTGCCGGGAATATAAACGCAGCCGTCGATCTGAACGTGAACTTGCACAATACGATCAACATTCCGGTCTCGGCCAATCCGTTCAAGTTCGGAGACACCCAGTGGAGCCATGTCGTCCTGCAACCGGGATGGCGGCACTGGTTCGTCGAACGATACATCGGACAGTTCGTCTCCCCCTCGCTGTTTTATGCCAACTACACCATAGGTTACGACAAACGCACCTTCAAAGGCAATGCCTACGGCATCGGATGCTCTTGGGGTTACTCGAAACTCCTGAGTACCCGCTGGAACTTCATCGTCGAGATCGGGGCCGGTATCGTCTATACCCCCTACACCGAGAAGCTGCGGCCGAAGCACATCGGGGAGTTCGACGACGAGTATACCTATCGTCACCGCCGGTTCCTGCTCGTCCCGATCAAATGCAACCTGTCATTTTCCTACTTGTTCTAATTCACAGATCCCATGACAACGACTTTCGAAAACTCCAAAGGATATAAAGTACTGACATTATCGGCCGCCGAAATCAAAGTATGGGCTCGGGCCAAAGTCTGCGACCGCTGCGGTCGGAAGATCAGTTCAAGCGGGTTCTATGTAGGAGCCGTCAATCTCATGTATTGTCCCGACTGCTATGAAGAGTGGCATGAAACGGCTCCAGAGAAACAGGAACTTCAGGATCTCAGGGAGAGTAGGCATCTGGGCAAAGCCATCGTGCATATTGCCGAAGCACTATCGGACAAAAAATCAAAATGCAATTTATTATGAACCGTATCTATTTGCGCATATTCGGCCTGACAATTCTGTTGATCCAAATGGCATTGATCGGATATACAGCATTCACTGTAAAGGAATTACCACATCGTTATCAGCAAGAATTTGACAATGCAACGAAACGCCTGGCCATCGAGGAGTGGAGCAATCATAACGCCAAGAAACAAGATCAGCTATCTTCAGAAGATGCTATTCTGGCGAAAGCAAAAGATATTTCAATAGAATCAATAATAACAGCATACGATGCTGAAATCAGCAAATTGTTATCGAAGCAAATCGGTTTATTATTCCTTCTGATACTAACATCTATCGCCTCTTTTGTTCTACCACTTGAAGATTAATTTCAGAAATGAAACCGTATAGAACACTCGTTTACATAGTTCTGACCGTCCTGATGCTCTCTTGCGCCATGACGCACTCCTTGCAGCGCAGCACCCCGACGGCCGACATCCATCTGCCCAGCAATGGCCCCGTGGAGACACCCGAAGTAGAAGACGTCGAACGGGCTGTCACGCAAATGCGAAAAATCTCGATGAACGGCGGCCGTGACAGCGCCTATCTGGCCGAGGTCGAACGCGACTCCACGGGAGAAGTCACCATCAAAGGCGAGAACATTCAGACGGTCTACATCGTTGCCAAGTCGAAAACCGTAGCTGAACGCAACGGGGAGATTGCGATCGACTTCATCGTAGGCATACCCGCTGCTCTCCAGAGCAGCACGTGGGGGTTGTCGCTCACCCCGGTCATAGAGAACAACGGGACTGAAGAGGCGCTGCAACCGCTCTCTATCCGGGGTGAGCTTTTTTCCGACATCCAGAAGCGCCAGTACTGGCAGATGAACAAGTACCTGAACCGCATGCTCGGCGACTCGACGGAGCTTACGTCCACCACCGGCCTGGCCGCGAAGTACTACGAAGCCTACAACCGCTACATCGCCGGCGGCCAGAAGCGCCGGGCCGACAAACTGGAGTCCACCTACAAACAAACGATCTCGTTCCCCTATTTATCCGATCCGCGGCTCGACTCCGTGCTGATCCGCAAAGGGGAGATCCGGTATTACTACACCCAGACCTACCGGCCGACGAAGGATACCAAGCGCCTGCACCTCTTTTTCCGCGGCCGCGTCGACGCCATCGACCGCAGCCGCTACGACCTCTCGAACAGCGACACGCTTACCTACACCGTGACATCCATGCTCTCGCTCCTGGACAACGAGCCGCGGTACATGCTCAAGATCATCGACAAGTACGTCGAGGTACGCGACCGCAACTACATCACCTTCCCGGTCGGCCGTGCCAATGTAATCGACACGATGGGCCAGAACCATGTGCAGCTTGACAAAATCGAGCGCCTGATGGACACGCTTATCAACCAATACGAGTTTTTCGTCGATTCTATCACCATTACCGCTTCATCCTCTCCCGACGGCTCGATGGCGACCAACAACCGTATTGCCGGCGAACGTGCCCGCGCAATAAAGGAGCGCCTGGTGCGCAAGTTCGGCCACGAGGTCGATACGCTCATTCGCACCCGCTCGATCGGTGAGGACTGGACGCTGCTCAAGCGCCTGATCCGACACAACAGCGACGTACCCAACTGGGAGAAGATTACGGACATGATCGATCAAAGCAGTAACCTCGACGTAACGGAGCCGCAAATCCGCCAGCAGTTTCCCAAGGACTATGCCTACATGAAGGAGATCCTCTATCCCCAGTTGCGGGCCGTAGACTTCCGCTATAACCTCCGCCGCGTCGATATGGTCAAGGATACCGTCGTGCTGACCGTACTCGATACGACCTACATGCGCGGCGTACAGCAGCTCCGCGACCGGGATTATGTCGGGGCGCTGCGCACCCTGAACGACTACAAGTGCCAGAACCTTGCGATCGTGCTGCTCTCGCTGAGTTACGACGAGGCGGCTTTCGAGATTCTGGAGCAGCTGCCGCCGGCCGAGAAGAACCCAAGAACCGATTACCTATCTGCAATAGCACTCTCGCGCATGAACCGGCCGCGCGAAGGACTGGAGTATTACCTCAAGGCGATTCAGGCAGATCCGGTGCTGAAGTTCCGCGGTAACCTCGATCCAGAGATCCAAATTTTATACAAACAGAATAACGTAAAAGCATCCTGGTAAGATGGAACTACAAACCATACAAAATAAGATCTACGAGATCCGTGGACAGCAGGTGATGCTCGACTTCGACCTGGCTGCACTCTATCAGGTAGAGACGAAAGTTTTAAAACAGGCTGTCCGCCGAAATATCGAGCGGTTTCCGGAAGATTTTATGTTCGAGATTTCGAACGAAGAGTATAACTCTTTGAAAGACAGTTTGAGATCACAAATTGTGACCTCAAACAAGGGCGGCATTCGGTATATGCCGTTCGCTTTTACCGAAATGGGCGTTGCCATGTTATCGAGTGTGTTGCGCAGCGGGTCTGCGATACAAGTCAATATCGCCATCATGCGGGCATTCGTCGCCATGCGCAACTATCTCACGCAGGCATCGCAGCATTCGGCCGAGCTTGCGGAAATGCGCAGCCGTCTTCAGCTTATCGAACATGAAGTTCGGGAGAACCTGAAAGCCATGAACGACATGAGCGAAGACATCGGCAAGGACATCGACGCAATTTACGAGGCCATAGGGGCACTGTCCGTCAAGCTACCGCAAATTCGGCAGGAACCACAAAAAATCGGATTCAAGAAATAGCAGCATGAAACCTATCCAAATACTGTTCACAGGACTTTTGCTCGCGAGCCTTCTCCCCGGCTGCGAGATCCACGACGACATCGACGTCGATGTGAAGCGCAAGGCCATCGTATACCTGCGCTACAACTACAACGACGGGGAGCACGACACCATGGACGAGGTGCAGACCCTGCGCCTGTTCTTCTTCGACCTGAAGACCGGCAGGCAGTACCGCGACACGACGCTTACGCGCGACGAGTTCCTGACCGATACCGGAGCCATGCAGACCTACATTTCAAATGGAGAATATGGGATTGTGACGCTTGCGAACGTAGGGCATGGCTCCACGGTGTCGGCAGACAACCTCGGCGATGCCGCCATCACCTTCCCGGATACGGGTGCCGACCCGCTTTTCTTCAACCGCATCCAGACGCCGATCCAAAAGGGCGACTCGCTGCGCTTCGACATCGACCTGTTCAAGTCCGTATACAAGGTCAACGTCCGTGTCGAAGGGATGCAGAACATCAACAACCCCGAAGATTTCTATTTCGGGCTGAACAACTACGCCGCTCTGAGTTTTGACAACAAGCCCTGCGGCGGCTTCAGAATGTATCGTCCCCAACTGGCCCGCGACCCGGCGGCCGGCACCATGTCGGGATCGTTTTACACGCCCTACTTTCCTTCGGACTCGCCAATCTCAATCGGCATCTACACCGACGATCCCACCTCGATTTACGGGCATGAACTCTTTGTGGCCACGATACAACGCTACATGGAAATCGCCCCTAATCCGGGACACGACGTCGAGATAGACATCCGCATTCTCCTGAACAGAGCCAATGTGACGGTGATTATCTCCGACTGGGAAGGAACAGTCATTCAAGAAGAACATTTCGGAGCATAGGCTCGAAAATAACTTATTTTCTCACTTAATTTTTTAATCATCCCTCTATGAAAAAATTTTTTATGAAACTGACCGCAATCGCGGTAATGCCGATGCTGCTTGCAGCCTGCACGAAAGACGAAGTTAATCCTACACCGACCAACGGTGGAAAGGAAGGCGAAATCGAACTTATCCTGAAAAATGAAAGTGTAGCTGACGGAACCCGCGCCTTTGGCTCCGGCACTACCGAAAGTTGGGAGAAGTCGATCTCCTCGGCCGTGCTGATCGTCTACAACACCTCGGGCACGCAAATCCTGCGCCGTGTCCTGACCGCCGCCGAAGTGAACGGCTCGACCACGACGCCGATCAAGTTCGTACTTCCGGGCGTGAGCGCCGATGCCTCGTGTGATTTCTATGTCGTCATCAACCGTAACATAGCGGATAATATCACCACCAAAACCGGGCTGCTCGCAGAATTGGAAAGCGACATCGCCTCCTACAACAGCACCTACGCCAACGTCACGACAAAGGCCATGCGCACCGGAGGATTCGTTATGACAGGCTCCGCGAGCGTCAAGATCGCAGCAGGGACGACGGCCGTAACCATGACCGTGAAGCGCGTCGTGGCGAAGGTCGAGATTCAGACCTCCATGACCGACTCGTTCCGTACCAAGTACGGCAACGGCTGCGTCGAGGTCAAGAAGGTAACCTTGAGCCGCGGTGCCGAGAAGTCCTTCCTGATTGACCAGACCACGAGCAAGTACGCCACCGTAAGTTCTTCTTTCACCTCGGCGCAGGACGCCTACTGCGACAAAACCGGAGCGTCGAAAACGAACGCATACAAGTACAACAACCTTTTCTACATCAACGAGAAGGCCGCAGCCGCTACGGGATCGCGAATAAAAGTAGTCCTCAATGCCGTTTATGATGCTGACGGCAACCTCTCGACTACGACCGACCAGCTGGCCGTCACCTACGAAACGGAACTCACGGGAGCAACCGGCGGCAAGATCGCACGAAACGGCTCCTACAAAGTCAATGCGAAGCTCGACGGACTCACAGGACAGGACGTGACTTTGGCCGTGACCGTCGCAAACTGGGATGCCTTGTCCACGCAAGACGTGAACTTGGGGCAGTAAACCCTACCTTTTCCCCAATCATCCCCGGCTGCGGCCGGGGGTGATTCAAGTCGCCGTAGCTCAATCGGAAGAGCGCATGTCCGGTTTCTTTCATACGAATAGATTAGTAAATTGGATCCGGGCATGAGGTTGCGGGTTCGAGTCCCGCCGGCGACACAACTCCAAATATTTTGCGTCATGAAAACTTACAAGACAATTCTCATGCTGCTGCTGGCCGCAACGACGGCGTGCAGCAAAGACTCCGCAGAGCCGGATACTCCCGGCCCGAAACCCTCAATCAGCATGACACTCGATTACCAGAGCCGAGAATACGAGTTAGGCGAAGTAATCGAGGCAACACTGACAATCACCGAAAAGAATCCGGCAGCAGACTATTTCCTGTTGAACACCTCCTGCAACGGAGGTAAGGCCGTGGCAACAGTAGACGGCCATGAACTGCAATGGCAAGCCGAACAGCAGATTCCCTACGAGATCGTCAACGAGGAGTTCTCCTCGAAGGTGCTCCACCTGAAAATTACGCCCCAAGCCGGGGCGACGGCCAAACAGCCGTTCAACTTCGGTATCTATGCAATCTCGGCCGACGGGACAAAGGTCGAAAAAAGAATTTATGCAGTGAGTGTCAATACTGCGGAAATCATAACGAATGCCGAATGTATCACCCCGACAATCAATTTGGAACAGCAGTTTAAATTTATTTTAACAGCAACCAAAGAGAATTATGCCGGTGACTTTTTCGTACAACTGTCAACTGAAGGCAACGGATTTTTCATACTCGAAGACGGCATTGCCGGAAATCGTTTCTACTGTTCTGCAGACTCCCATAATATGCTCTCATACCAGCCCCATGAAACCGGCTTACACAAAATCCACTGCATAGTAAAGGACGACATCTGCGTTTCCGAGGTGGATATCGAAGTCGAAGTCAATGGGATTAACGGCAGCCTCACGAATCCGGAACCCGGCGTGTATATTTACTGCAATTCACTCTATTACCCAAGTTCGGCATGGAACCAAGAATGGGAAGAGCAAGCTGAAGGTGTCGCAATCATCACGGAGGAATGCAGGTTTCTGATGGCCCCGGATCCCGTTATCGGAGATTGGGGCGGTGGTGAGTTCACGAGTGTTTCTGATCTCACGGTCATGCAGGACTGGAGTGAAGCCAAATTCGATTATAACGGCCGAAAAAACACAGAGGCATTACTCAATGCCAAAGACGTTATGCGGAAAATCGAGTTCACCGAAAAATGTTACAACTACGATAAAGATAATCCGGGCAAGTGGTACCAGCCTGCTGCGGGACAAATGTATTTGATACGTCAAAATCTGGACGAAGTACAACGATGTCTGAGCTTGATAGGTGGCAGAAAACTAAAAGCCAACGAGCATTACATATCCTCCACTGCCGCAGATGGATTGCACCTTTGGGCAATCAGTCTCACACAATTCGAACGAATATATTTTTTCCTCTACGAACCCGACAACCGGACATATCCCGTCCGCGACTTGCAGACGGAAGAGCTGTGATAATTCAAACGACTACCCTATGAAACTTTTCAGAACGACACTCCTATACCTCTGGGCCATGGCCGACAGCATGCGGCTGGAGCGAGAGACAGACGAATAGATCTGAGTGTGAATTATGAAAACGGACAAACTGATCTTGGATGCCTGCTGCGGCCCGCGTATGATGTGGTTCGACAAGCGGAACCCGCAGGCTGTGTTCATGGATATTCGGGACGAAGAGCATATACTCTGCGATGGCCGGAGTTTGGAGGTGCATCCGGATGTAATCGGTGACTTTCGAAGTATACCGTTCGAAGATGCAACATTTCGGCTTGTTGTGTTCGATCCTCCGCACCTTGTCCGTCTTGGCGACAATAGCTACATGGCGCACAAATACGGCAAATTGTTATCCACATGGGAAACCGATCTAAAGCAGGGGTTCGACGAATGTATGCGAGTGTTGAAACCGGAAGGGGTTTTAATCTTCAAGTGGTGCGAAGAGCAAATACCCGCAAGCCGAATCATCGAAATTTTCGGAGTGGAGCCGCTGTTCGGCCACAAGAGCGGCAAGAACTCCAAAACGCAGTGGATGTGTTTTATGAAAATCAACAACCCATGACGCACGCTTTTCTACGAATATGAACAACTTACCGCCGTAATTTAAGTTCCACGCCCCAGCCGTCGGAGAGTATATTTTGAAGCTGATGAACGAACCGCACCTGACATACCCGCTCGCCAAGCCTGCCGATGGATATGTAAAACTTATCCACGGCTCGGTCGACATAAAGGTTATCGACGCCGTATTTGACCCAACGCACCGCATTACGGCGCATCCCGAGCCGCTGGAGCATGTCGGTGGACAGGGGTATCGGGTCGATCCGGTCGGCGGGGATGTACGACACCTTGCCGGTGATCCGGTCGGTATGGGCGTTGATCCCCTTGGGGAATACGCTGGTCACGGCAATTACTTTCCCGGCGCACAGAACGTAATTGCCAATTCGCAAAGAGTCGGTTTTCATAGTCACAAACAAAACGAAATAAAACAGCAAAAATTATGACAGACCAAGTAACGAGCGTCGAGCAGTCGAAGCGGCTGATCGAGCTGGGAGTGCCCGCGGAGAAGGCGAGCATGGTATGGCATACGATGCCAGCAGTAATAGGGCGGAGTAAGTTACGAATAGCAGAAGAGGAGCATGTTGGATGGATGTGCAGAAATTTCCCCGGCCAGTACGCCCCCGCCTTCACGGTCGCCGACCAGCAGGAATTACTACCCGTGTTCATTGACGCAAAAGGTACATTTTACCTCAATATCTCCAAATGTTACGAGGGATGGTATGTAAGCTATGAAACTGAAAGCGGAGCAGAATTGATCTCCCACCGGGGGATAAAATTGGTCGATGTACTTATGGATGCTACCGAATGGCTTTTGTCTAACGGCTATAAACTGAACATATGAAAAGCGAAAAAGCAAGACAAGAACTGGAGGACGGTAGCTGGAAAGTAGAAGTCGATTGTGAGGGCGAAGAATTTGACCTGCCATATCATGCCGTGAGAGTAGATGTAGCCCAGTATGCGGTCGAGCATGCCGAGCAGGAGGCAGAGGAGCGGATGCGGAAGAAGGCAATCAAGGCGTTTTGCTATTTTGTTATGGAATATCATTGCAAAGAAGCTATATGCTCTAAACGAAATAAATGCGATGCAAGCTGTGTAATTGCTCAATATTTCATCCAAAAACTGACCGAGAATGAGAACGACGATTAAGGAAAGGGCAAAAGCATTTTGCGAAAAAAATATCTGTGTAGATTGTGGAGACCGCAAGGATTGCGACCGGGGATGTATGGGATGCTGTATTCCTACCTTCTCTGTCCTTGAATGGCTTATCCAGTTCGGAAAATCCGAGCGCGCGGAGCTGACGCGCTGGCACGACCCAAACATTACCCCGGATGACAATAAACCAGTGATAATATGCACTTCCCCGGGAATATATTACATAGCGGCTTACGACAAGCAATTTAACTACTGGTTCACGGGCAACGGCTCGTTTTACCGACACGAAATCCTCGGCTGGCGGGAGATTCATGAATAAGACGGAGATATGGAAACAGAGAAAACAGCGGCCGAAAGGCGAAAGGAATTGGCGACCCTCTTGTTTTGCCAAAGTTATCTATACTATCACGATATGCTGTCCTCGGCCGAATCTAAGAGGGTATGTAAAAGGATATCGGCCTTTCAGGATAAGCACCGAATCGCTATCACGCGGGAGCAGATCGACAGTGTGGAAATTAAATACCAAGATAAACTATGAAAAAACAAGAAAAAACAGGCACAACATGCGAGTATTGCAAACCTGGTATGTGGTGGATAGTTGACCAGGTATCCGAATGCGTTTTGCAAATTGACGGGCAAAGATTAAAGATCACGTACGACGCAGAATGTGACGATGATAGTTTTGCATCAGGAGTGCATATCAAATACTGCCCCATGTGCGGGAGGAAATTATGACACCGCAAGAACTGTACGACTGGGCGGTCGAGAACGGATACGAGGATTACAACATTAAGATTGAGTGGGATGATGAATATTCATACGGCTGGAGTGAGGTATCGAAAGTTGGCTTAATAGTCACCGAGCCGGACAAAACAATAACAATAAACATATGAAACGAGAACTTACACTGACCGACATGGACGGCCACACAGCCGTTCAGACCTGTAAAATATGCGGCTGCACCAAGGACGATCCCTGCGACCATGAAAAGCTGGGAATGTGCTGGTGGGTAAAGGCCGATCTGTGCTCACACTGCGCCATGATCCAGACCGGGGAAATACCCGGAGACAGCGTTACCCATTGTGTGAATTCAAACCCTATTATACAATGAAAAAATATCGTGAAATAATCCTCCCACTTTTACTCTTCGCGGCCGCAGGCTGTGAGAAATCCGAGTACCGGATCACCGAGCCCCGGCCGACGCTCGAAGTGACGGCCTTGCAGGACTCTTACATCATCAACCAGCCGGCGTATCTCCAGCTCAAGGTCTCGCAGCAGGGGTACGACGGGGAATTTCAGCTCTCGGCCGTACTCAACGAAGGGGCCTGCGAGCTCTCGATGCAGGGCAGCGACCTCCCGACCGACGGCACATGGACGTCGATGTCCAACACTACGGAGATCCTGACGCTCACGCCGACGCTGGCCGGGCCGCTGCGCATATCCTTCGAGGTCAAAACCAAAGAGGGCGAGCAGTCCGGCCGCAGTTTCATCAACTTCAATGTCCAGAAGAGTCCCGCCCTCGCGCTGGAGGTCGAGTACCCCGAAACGGCGTCCATCACCGAGCGGATCGAACTGACCATGCTTCTCACCAAAACAGGATGGACTGGAGCAATCCCCGTAACATATACACAACTCACCGGCAACGGCACACTCCAGTACGGGGCCGTGACCATCACCCCGGCCGAAGCGTTCTCCGTGCCGGCAAACATGGAACAGCCGCTTTATTACACCCCGGCCGAGCGGGGCATTCACCGTATTCAGCTCTCGGCAACGGACGGATATACCACCCAATTCAAGACCCTTGAGATCATCGTAACAAACTGACAACACCATGAGAACGACCTTATTTTACGCATTGGCGCTGTTCGTATCGGCCGGATGCTCCTCGTCAAAATACCAGATCGTCGAGCCAACGCCGCAATTATCCCTGTCTACCGTCACAGCGGTCTGTGAACTGGGAGAGACCGTAAACCTCACGCTGACCGTTGCTCAGGAAGGTGTGGACGGGAACTTCTCCCTCTCAGCGTTCATCCGCGAAGGGAAGGCCACGCTCACGCTCGACGGAAGCGACATGGACACGTCCGGCCAATGGGTGCAGCTCGCGGCCAAGCATGCACGCCTTGTAATTACCCCGGCCCAAGCGGGAGATCTGCTCGTAAGTTTTCAGGCCAAGTCCCCTGATGGCGAAGTCAGCGAACAGCAAGACCTGAAGGTGACGGTAACAGCGCCATCAGAAATCACGGCCGAAGCTGTCTGCGAAGCGAAGATCGTAAACCCCGCGGCCGATGCCCGGATTCCGGTGAAGCTACATATCCAAGGTACTCCGGGCGCAGACGGGAAATTCGTCGTAACACCGACCCTCAGTCAGGGCAAAGGCAAAATCTTCCGGAACGGCTATGCCGTGAACGGGCAGGCCTGCCCCGTCGATGCGGATGCGACATTCGAGTATGCACCCGAAGAGATCGGCGAGCAGATCCTCGAATTCGAGGTCACAGCAGGCAAGACATCGGCAAAAGCACGCGCATACATGGACGTCGTGAAGAACATAGTCGTGACCAGCAGCGTCGAGGGTTGTTTCACCATCGAGGGAGCCGGAGAGCACAATACTGAAGGTGAAAAGGTAACGCTCGCACTGGTGAACGAGGAGTTGTTCAACTTCGAACCGGCCGGCTGGTATGACAGCACCGGGCAGCTCCTATCCAACGAGGCGACTTATGCACTCCAGCTCTCGCGCGACTGCATCACGCGGCTTGAAGTCAGACTCAAGCCCCGGACAGTGAACATAACCCGGCAGGGAATCGCCCGGATAGAATTTCAGTATCTCGTCATGGAAGGCGGACGTCCCGTACCGAAGGTAGCCTACGATTACCGCACGCAGTATTCGACCGATTACAAGGCTTCCGAGCCGATAAAGTTCTATTATGAGGAATACCGACTCGATAGGTCGAAGATCCCGCCCGTCGGACTGCGATCGACAGCAATGCCGACGATCACCAAAGGAGCGAGGAACTCGACCTACCTCTGGCGCTGCGACGAAAAATTCTCCGTCTCGATACGCCCCGGCGACAATCCGGGTTTCAAATTCCACTATAACGACAGATACATAGAGTCGCAAACGACGAAATACTACCTGCCTTCAGACGTAACAATGACCAGATAACCACAGATCGGCGTAGTTCAAAAAAACAGAACGGCGCATTCAGTCCATGACAGGGACGTGACTATGGGATTGTGCGGAACGGATGCGCAATGCGGGTGAAAGGCTCGCCGCCGATTAATTTATAACAGCAACACTATGGAACATTTTGCAAATATCGTCTTAACCTCGCTCCTGCTAACAGAATACGAGCAATATTTAAACATTGCATAAATATTATTTATATAATATTTCAAAGGTAGCGGGCTGTTTTTTGCGGCTCCACACAAGAAATAAGTTGAAGGCTTACCTAAAACTATTTTTACACGAGAATACGTTCGCGGCAAGAATTTCGTTATATTTGCAACAAGGAAAACTTTTCGAGTTATGACAACGGTACACATTGAGGATAGCACGCCGGAAGGGCGGTGGCTACTCGACCTTATCAAAGATCACAAGAGCGTGACGGTCGAGCCAGAAAAGAAAGAGGCCAAGACCGTCGGTGCATGGGGCGCAGCCCTTGCCGCGGGTGCCGTGCCCCTCGAAGAGTTCAACGCAAGATTCGACGCCAAAATCCAAGAAGCATACAAGCAATAATGCGCGAGGTTATTGTATCCCCCACAGTATTGGGCAAATTATCCGATTTGGTTTCCTATCTCAGGGATGATATTAAACTCTCTGAAGAAGCGGCGCAGGCTTATCGAGGTCAGTTCGTCCAATTTATCATGACATGCAGCGCCGAGATCAATCACCCTCTATGCCAATTCAAGCGGTGGTGCAAACTGGGCTACCGTTGTGCGGTATTCGAAAAACATTGGGTTTTAGCCTATCAAATACTTGACGAAGGCATCATCATTCAGGACATGTGCCATACTGCCATTTTGAAGGAGTAAGGAAGAGTTTCTCGAATAAATGAACCGGGCCAAAATCATCTCCCAAACTAATTTTTATCTTTGCATCGTAATCCCCTGAAGTCCCTGCTACGGCATACTTCAGGGTTTAGTTTTGCATGACATCCCCCGAGATTTAACTACTATTCCACGCCATTTTTGCCCCACACGGATAAGATTCGCCATCTGAAATCTTATTGACTTTTACCACAAACAAAGTAGATATTAAATCTGCACTCTTCAGATCAAATTTACTTTATCGACAAAAATCACTATCTTTGTGACGCCTTTAGGCATTGAGTGCGCCAGTGTTTTAACCGGGCGGTGGTCATAAGACCATTAAGAACAGTTGTTCTTCATCGGAAGGTTAAAACGAGATCCTCAAAAGTTTTTCGTATGAAACATTATCGAAAAGAGGGGTTGCGCAAAAGGAATGCAAATATTGTAGCGATGTTACAATTACTGATTGCGCTGCTGTCCGTGCTTTTAGATTTGCTGTTCCGATTCGTTTAAGCTTAATTGCTTTTATTAAGCCAGAATTTTGGTCTGCTGGACAGCTACGGGTTGGTCAGAATTTGAAATGGGGGATGGATTAACCATCCCCCTATTTTCTATCTTTACTTTTACAATTTCACATCTACTCTTTTACACAACGGATATTAAATCCATGCGAGAGATTTTCAATTGATTGATTAAGTATTTCAACACTATTACAACCGGCCGAACTCGCGCTAAAATTACTATTGCATCCGGAAGTCCACATAGCCCCCGTTATCGTGCCCATACTTATTCCGCCCGTTAATCCAGCACGACTACCTCCAGCCTGCAGATAGAATATTTTTGTTCTATCCGTCCCTCTTCCATCGTAATACAGGGCCCAACCCGAATTAAATTGACCATAGGTATAATACCCTGACGGTTGAGTTGTTGTTAACGATCCGTTCTTACTCGTAATTCGCAGTAGATCTTGTGGGGCAACTTTATATCCGGCAGGACACGGATCATACACGGTTTTAACCGGGGCTACGTTGTCGTCTATATTATCGCCCCATAATAGTTTGGTAGATTCACTCTTTGCCACCCAAAATGTGTTATAGCCAGTATAATATACCTGAGGATTCCTAATTGCATTTTCGACTGTAAGTCCTGCAACAGCTCTCTCTTGTTGAAAACTCACTTCTCCTCCATTTATATCATACATTTTTCCGTTTTCACTACTTGTTGCTCCAAGAGCTCCGACAAAAGGATCTTTTCGCCCCCACTGGTAGTACAAGCCATAGGATGATTGTACCCCTAAAGCGGAGGTCGTCGCTCCTAAATTCCGATCCATAACGGAATATGAGTTACCGACACTATTCTTTGCAAACTCGCATATTTCGGGCTGGTCTGTACACCAAATATGAAAACTCCACAAGATCTCTCCGGCCTTATTATATATAGCGACCACAGCGTTACCTTTTCCCCCATTGGTATTGACGATCACGGTGTTATCATTGATACTGACCGATCGGACGAGATTCTTCGTATCTTGCCACAACAAGGCGGCCCTCACGGCCTCATATTCGACTCCAGCGTATATATCCGAATAGGTATACGTCAGATTTTTCGATGTGCGGTATGGCGTGACATCGAACGCAACCTGAGAACCTGTACAGATGTAGCAATTTGCCTTACCATAATAAAGCCCTTCGTAAACCGTGACTCTGTTATCAATCTCATTTTCACCTTTGATGTAAAGGTTCATCTCGTGTTTGGTATTCCTTCGTACATCAAAATTTGTAGTACTATTCTCTCCCAGATATACGATATACTCAAGAAGTTTACCCGGCCCATCCGCAAGAATACGCATATACGATGCGCATTTAGGAGCTTTTTCCGGTGATTTATCAGTTTGGTTATAGATACTGTTTACGTTGCCCTGACAGTTCTCAAACATGTAGAAAACATCTGAAAATATCATGTCATTGTCGATCTCTATTGCATTGGCATCATAGAAATCATTTACATCATCCGACGTAGTCCCCGAGCCGAACAGTACCGTAGATTTCGGAAGATTGCAGAATTGCACTGAACGTAATTTTATATTGGAAGCGACAGCATTATCGACCGTAATATTGTACGATATTTTTGCAGCGACACGCTTTACCTGCAATGTCGGGAGCGTCATTGCATTGGTTATATGAATATTCATATTCCCCGTCATGGGAATATCGCTCACCATATCACCGATTATATAATCGCAAGCCAATAATTCGTCCTTGGTCAGCTCTCCCAAATCCTGATGGACATTCGTTACTACATATAACTGATAAGTGCCGGGAAGCATTTGAAAAGTAAAAGAAGGAGCTGTTTCTGCGTAGTAGAAATGGTAACTGATTTTATTCCCGAAAAAATAAATATTAATATCGCTGATCAAATTCTCGTCGATCGCACGGGACGAAACCAGATCTGCCACCTCGACACTTAGAATAACAGGGACTACATCTCCATCAGGATGCGAGGGGGAGGGGAACTCTTCCTCGTTGCAAGAACCAAAGGCCATCCCGATCACAATGGCAGAGATAGCAAGCACATAATTAAAAATCTTTTTCATAATAGTGGATTTACGCAAGTTTTTTATTTGGTTAACAACAATTAATCTTCTTTATTGCCGGTTACAAAGCCAATCGGCTGACGCGATTTCTTGGCTTCCGGTAGTTTCACGGACAACGCTCCGATGGCCTCGAATACTGTATCAAAATCTCTCCGCACGTCTTCGCTCAAGTCGTTCATAGCCTCAAGGTTCTCCCTGACTTCTCGTTCAACAAGCAGGAGCCGGCTGCGGAACTCGGCAAGCTCGGCCGAGTATCGCGCTGACTGCACAATCATGTTCCGCAGTTGAACAAAGGCCCTCATAATCATAATATTTACATGAATAGCAACATCACTGTTCAACAACCCGGATAGCATAGCTAATCCTTGCTCTGTAAAAGCATAAGGGGGTTTGCGAGTACCGCCCCAACTTGATGTAACAATTTGTGATTTCAAGTTGTCGAATTCCCCCTTGGAGAGCTGAAACATAAAATCATCCGGGAACCGCTTGATATTACGTTTTACAGCCTGATTTAACGCACTGGTAGTAACTTGATACAGTGCGGCCAAATCAAAATCCAGCATCACACGCTGACCGCGGATCTCGTAGATCTTATTCTGTATTATTTGAATGTCCATATTATTTAGGGTTAGTTTTCAGCATAATTCTTCATATACTCAGGCCGGCCGATGCTCATATACTGGAGATAGAGTTCATGGCAGCGTTTCCACTGTTCTTCAGGAAGCGCATGCGAATACGCTTTGATTTCATCATGGGTAAGCGTGTTCGGCAACTCTATTCCTGTAACAACGAAATAGGCTCGTCGCCCCGCTTCAGTGCGTGTATATTCTCCCTTCGGCATTTATTACAGTTATTTTTTAGGTTCTGGCAGTACGTCATCAGCGATCTCGTCCAGGATCATGGCACATATCGCCTCTTTCTCTTCATGTTTCAAGGCATAGCTGCTCAGTAATGCCTTCAGATACGGGATCACCCGCCGGACAAATTCCGTATCGGCTTCCGGCTTTATCATTATGCGTCCGCCGCCAAACAACCGGCTGAACATCTGGTTGGCTTTCGTATGCCCCATGTAGAACCCGCGGTGCCTCGCCTCCTCAAGCAATGCCGGATCCGCCTTCAGCGTGGAGAACACCTCTTCGACACGTTGGATCTCGGGAAACGGATAGGCCATCAGGCTCAATCTCAATTTATCTTCAGTCTCCGGCATATTTCACCCAATTTGTTGAGTCGTGAAGGGAAGAAATTGTCTGTTATTCATCTACTTGTTCGGTATCGACTTTCCGCAGCCTCCATGCAACAGCATATCCGGTTTCGATATAAGGATAAACCCAGTTACATACATGGTCGCCTACGATCTCCCGGATCGTCCCGTCTAAAAAAAAGACATCAACAAGGCCGGTCGTCGGAACTGACTTCGTTGTAGGCTCCCAGCCGGCCAATAACTGATGCCGTTCATCAGACCGGGCACGGTCAATAGCCAGATAAGCCGTAGACACATCGACCATGTTATCCCCGTTATTCATTTTGATAGCATCGTTGTCGATAATTTGGTATGCCCAATCCTTATTTTCCATCTTTTTCCCATTGTTCTTCTTGGGTCTGCTCCCAGCCGGCTGTTTTCAAATAGTGCCTCATACGCTCTTCAGGAATAAGTTTCCCATTCTGAAAATTCTTCTTGTCCCGATAGGCATACTGCTTGGTATATCCGCTACCCTTATACCAAAAGGGCTGCGCAATCAACACCGAGAATGCGTCGTTAAGTGTCATATAGTTCGATCTTTTCCGCAAAGGTAGTAAATAAAATCCGAGTAACCAAATATGTTTACCTATTTTATACCTACGAACAAGAAATGCACACTTTTAACCTCGAACTGAATATCACATTGGTCATTTAGAAATAGTATTTCAGCCCGACACCGATAGACAAAATACAACTCTCAAAGTTAGTCGTGGGGATGTACATAAGCCGCGGATCTGCATAAACTGTGAATCGCTTCCCGATTACAACTCCGACAGGAATATTGACCGAAACACCAAACGCAACCCCATTGCTAAAACTCAACATATCGCCTTTGGATGTAGTTTTATCAGCGAACTCTCCCCCGATCAGGCACGACGCCGAGGGGAAGAACCCGAGTCGGCCGAACAATACCGGATACTGATATACGACACCAACAAGAACCTGCTGCGCATTGAAATCTGCATCGTCTGTTGTCGAGAGCTGCTCCCGGTTATATACTACCTCACCCCCTATTGCGGATCTGGGGGTAACCTGATTCATGAACCGCAAGTCCGCCATGACTCCATAATTGGTTTTAGCTACGCCCAAGCTGATCGCGCTCTGGCCCTGGTATCCGACTTGCGCCCGGCAAACGCTACTTATTACCAAGCATAAGCATATTGCTACTATTCTCTTCATAAGGCTCGCATTTAAAATGGCAGATCATCAACATCATCGCAGGGTTCAGCCGGTGCAGCGGGTACAGGTGCAGTGTCTTTCTTGCGATAAATAAGTTCCGGCTTCTCGGATACAAAGACTTTGATCTGAGCTTTGGCCACACCTTCTTCCTTCTTACTGGCATATGGCTCAACAATCATATTCCCCCTGAAGAAGTAACGATCACCGACCCGGTAACGCCCCTTTTCTGAGAGTGCCACATAGCAATTGATCCAGTCGGTCTTGGTTTCAAAGTTTCCTTCTTCAGTCTTCGCGTAAGTTTCCGAACCAACTCGCAGCACCAGCTTATTGGTTTTTTCGTCGATGGCACCGATGATACCGTCAAATTCCAGTTTCCTCATAATAATATTTTTTTATTTTTGGTTTATTTTTTACTTTCCTAAGTACAAAGAACAAGAGCAGGAAAGTAGTTACATGCAACAGAACCGTCCCAATCCACACCAACAGCTCCATGAGGAAATAACCGATCATTTTAAGGATTGACCAGATTGGTTCCATATTCATCTTCATATTCATCAATCAATTGTTTTACAGAATTCAAGTCCATTGCATGATATTGCTCCCGGGCTTTAAGAATCTGCTGAAGCCCTTCATATGAGGTCGTATATACATCACGCAATAGAAGCTGAAATTTCTCCTCGAAAGAAAGAATATCATCTTTCAGTTCAAGCTCGCCCATTCGCCATACAATACGGTATGCTTCCTCCAGCCAGACGAAAAGGTTGATTCGTTTCTGCGGATTTTGCGGTTCAGCAAGGTAGTGCCGCAAACAAAACTCGTCAGTCCCCGTTGTCAGATGAGTCAGAATCTTATATGTATCGGCAATCTCATTCAGCTTCAGAAGCACGTCCGAAACCTCGTTATTTATCTTAATCACGTTCAGACGCAGACGGCGCTTAATCTCCTCATCCGACCAATTCCGGACTTTAGGTATCCAAGGGGTTTCATCGGGAAGATATGACCGTCCATCTCTCTCACATTCATTTTTCGTCCTGTTCTCCAACTCTTCCCGAAGGCGCTGCTCTTTCTCAGGTGTTTCGACGATCACTTTACCATGAAAAACCTTGCATTTGATCTCCTTACCATATTCATCCGCAATGCGCCCTACAAACTCTCCCTGCGACAATTCCTCAATCATGCTCTGAGTAATACGTTCTTCTTTGTGTTCGGCGATAGAAGTTGTCACCTTCCCATCTTCTGTAATGGACTTACTGATTTTCCTTACGGTCTTTTTGCCAAAACTTTCTGCCAGTTCCTTTGCCGTCTTACCTTTGACAGCTCCGACAAAAACATTATTGACCGTGTTGACGATCGCATCGGAAATCTTCTGTCCATAGTCGCGTACCATCTGGCTGAAATCCTGAAAACCCAGAAAAACCGCAATCTTATTGGATCTCGCAGTTGCGATTAAATTATCGAGCCCATTGATATAGGTTGTCACCACTTCATCGGCAAAAAAAGCCGTCGGGTTACGGCCCTTGCGATTGAGCAGATTGGCAATGCGTGTAAGGTATACGGCGTTAGCAAGCCCGAGAACCGCCCCTAACCGTGGATTCGAACCCAGACATAATAACATAGGAGATTCTTTCGACGAGATCGTATCCAAATCGACAGCGATATCCCGAGATTCCTCATCTTCAGTCATAACATAGGCCAATGATGCGTCTGACATTGACCCCAACCCGATTTGGGCCGAGGCCAACTGCCCCTGAAGCTGCGGTAAGGTATTTGTATCGTATGCCTCTTTGAAAGGCGAAAACAGGGTCTTCATATCGGGATACAGCACGGAGATCAGCTTCAGCACCGGGAACAGGACAGACGGCACCTGAGACAGCATAGTGAGCGTATGGGGCAATGACAGGTAACGTCCCCCGAACAATACTCCCAGTGCATATATTACGATCGCGGTATATGATTTCGCACTTTCCGTAAAGAATTCGCCTTGTTTTTCGACAAAGTTCTTATTCAAGGCAGTCAGAATCGTAATGGCAAAGTTGACCGCTTCGGCCGATGTAGATATACCTTTCATCGGATTGCAGCGATAGGTATGGTTGATGTTCACATAGGACAAATACCCGAATCGCAACGTGGAAGCTGGGTGTTCCCGTTTATACGCCACGTAGTACTGATACACCGCATTGCTTAATGTCGGATCTTTATAGTCATAAACAACTGCCGAAAAATGCTTTGCTATGAGCTGCTTCATTGCAGGATCGAGAAACGAATGACTTTTGCCCGTGCCCGGCATTCCGATAACAAACGACGCCCTATACACCGCAAGTTCATTGATATATCCGATGTGAGTTTTACCTTGGTACGAAAACTCATACTTCCAATTGACAGAAGTAGGGGTTTCGATCAATTCAGTGGTCTGCTCAAACCCGTCAGCCAACCGTTCGTTCTCATTCAAAGAGCGATCCGGCGCCAAGTAAAACCTCGTAATCCGGCCACAATAACTGAGGATGCACACGGCACTGATGAGCGACCCGAGAATATTCAATGACTGTCCGACTGCGGTAAGAGGGATAAGTAAGAAAAAACGACAGCAATGAAATACTGCAACAGAAATGCCCAGTCCGGCGAGCTGTCGCCAGAAAGACGTCGGTTTCTCCCCTTTAGATGGAGACGTCAACGAAAACGCAAAAAGGAACAGCACAACATTCCTGACTTTATAGGAGTCCCCCAGCAACAACTTCATCCCCTCTTTCGAGAAAATATGTTTATCCAGAAACGGAATGTCGATATGAAGGCGTTGCACCAAATCGTAATTGGCATAATACAATTGTACCAGCAGCAAGAGAAACCCTATGCAAATGGCCCCAAGTACGACATACGCATATATTTCATTATCCTCTTCTTCAATTTGAGATAGTGTTGCCATTCATTTCAATTATTTATATTATCTAAATAATATATATTATTGACAAAACTAACTGTTTTCTCCGATAAAAAAAAGCTGTTGCGCAAAAAACCGAACATCCTATAAACATATGATTATTAAAATGTTATTTATAACATTTTTAACCCAGTTCCGAAACTCCAGCAGTATAGCAGAAGTATTAGGGCAATTTCCCGGCGATCATTCCCCGCTGTTCTGATTTGGTTGTCTCGATCTGCGCTCGAACCATATTTTCAGCAATTCGCAAGGAGATAGACTTCTTACTACTCCGTAGATCATCATTCCAATCTTTTGCCCATGGTATTGACAGGATCATATTCGGCCTCTGCTTCATTACTGCTTGTAGGGCAGCAACTATTTCATCCTTTCCCCATTCCCGCTCCGCGCCATTGACGGTAAGAAGAACCCGCTGCGTTTTACTATTGATGGCATACTCAATATTGGCCGTATGATATGCAAGTTTAAAGTTTTCCAACTGTCCGGCTAAATCATTATCGTTTCCGAGGATGATAGGCAATTTAAATTTCTGAGAAAAGCTATGAATCATCTCCCGCTGGGCTTTGGTCGATGTTCCTCCGGTACAGAGGTAAGCATATCGGGCGCCAGGGAAAAGTTGGCTATGCGCGATTGCATCGAGCGGATCTTCCGTAACGAACAGCGCCTTGCTACCCTCGATAGGAGTCATCCAAAGAGAATTACTGCGATCGGTATTTTTCAGAAACCTTTTCTGACACACATTGTCCTTGATATATTTATACTGCGCCCCGATTATATTCCCGTCCATATTTTTCCAATAGAACAACGGTTGCCTAAACCCGCGGTCGCTAACAAGGATACCTATCACGGACTTGAACGGAGCCAGTTGCCCGGGATCAATATGGCGCTGCTCGAAAAACCGCCGGCATGCCCCGGGAACAGCCGCGAGATCGAGGCGCTCTACCGTATACTTTGAAATATCGAACGGTTGCTTTTCCTGTATCGTAGATGTGTTATTTATAACATCTTTAATTACACCAAGCCCGGCAATCCGTGACAACTCAGCCTCCACTTTGCAAAAATCTTCTGCGGACAGATTGGTCGTTTTATTGAGTATCCGCTTCATAATGAAGTGAACGGCATCCCCATAATCGTCAGACGCACTTTTATTGACATAATGATCGTAGATTCCTCTCTGGTTGCGATACACCAAAAGTGTTTCCGAGCCGTCCGAGAAGACAAGACATGATTTACACGATTTGTCTTTACGCTCCTTGAAGCCATAATCCAATAATGTTGGAAGAAGGTATTTCTTCGCTTCTTTATAATCAATCATGGTTTATTAAATTTTTCAATCAAAAAAATTATGAATATGTTGCTTAATCTCTCGTATAAAATGCTCACAGCTATGATCGTTCAAGTAATCGTCTCCCCATGTGAACCATCCCACGATTGGATGACAAAAATTTTCCAACACGACCCTTTTGGTTAATCGAGATTAAAACTGCCATGGGATCAAGAGTATTTTAAAAGACTACACTTTTACATCTTCTGTTCGCAGGTTGGGGATGATCGGGGTTTTGACATTTTCTCTTTTATCCCCTGCTCAATATTATACAGAGTGGTCGTCGGAGCCAATATGTCTTTCCGCCTCTCAAGGGGAGGAGCAAACTTCCGGACATTTGCTTCCGCACGATCCAACTGCTCATACAAGGCATCTATTTCACGTCCAATCTCGGCCAGCTGACGCTCCTTATTTCGATTATACTCTCCTCCGTCCGGTTCAAAAAAACCTTCCTCTAAAGCAGCGACACACATATCATGATATGATATAATATTTTTAATTTTCAGGTCTGCACTGGTCAGTCTCCGTTGTCACTTTGCCAATATGTTCGCGTTATCATTATGGACATGTTCGGCTTTGCTACGTTTGACATGGATTTGCCCTTCGACAACTTGCAAAGTCTTCGATAGGCCGCCTCGGTCTTGCTGCTCAGAGCCACGCGCTCTGTACTTGCGATAATTTGCTCTGATCACCCTGTAAGAATCGTGCAGCTCTTCAATTCTTCTGTCGTTCTCAAGCAGTTTTGCACTTATCTCAGAATCGACCCGTTCCGGAGGAAACTCACCGTAATGCACCCCCATTATTTCTTGATTCTCTATATCCCGAAGCTCCTTTTCTATCCGCTGCATACGCTCGCGGGGAGAAAGGAAAACTCCAACCGCATTATCGGCACTTGGTTTTTCCAAGTGAGCAATCTCCATCATATAGTTCTGTGTTCGCCATAGATTGCCATTACTGTCTTCAAATAAGTCTGGAATACGGGATAATCCATTCCGGGAGTATTTATCCCATAGTTCATTTGCTTTGCCAGCATCCCGATCGTCAATATTGCAATATAGTATTCTCAGTTTATCCAATTGTTCCCGCATATAACTCCCAGACAAGTAATTCTTCTTATAGCATTCCCAATCCTGCTTAATAAGTCCGTTCTCAAGTTCAGCTAAATCAGCGATTCGCTGTTCAGGAGTTTTATTCGTCGGACGACATAGAAAATAGACATCAGGATAAACCATGTCGAGAAGAGCGTCTTTTGAACGATCGAATGGGATCACGACATTATTGTTTACATCGACAACCCCAAATTTATTATCCTTGACCGCACCCAAATATCCGTCTTCAAACTCAAAATATTCTTTGGAATATCCGTTTTGGCCAAGATGGTCATACTCGAAAGGAATTATAACACTTCCTTCCTTATCTATCATCCCATACTTGCCATCTTTCTGCGCAACCATGAATCCATATCTGACAAAGCGTTGTTCCCAGTTATACTGCACTTCTAAACTTTCAAACTCAAACGGTATTTTCACCTCCCCTTTGAGGTTGACTACCCCGTAACGAATTCCATCACCCGTCTCTTTCCCTGCCACAAGCAGGTAGTCTTTCTTTATACTATTATGCAATGATTCCCAAGAAAATTGAAGTGGAAATATATGCAGCCTAAAATATTTCAGAGGCACAACAACCTTGTTTGAAAGCGTAACAACGCCAAATTTCCCAGCTTCTTTAGCTAAGTAATAACCGTTTCTTATTTCCTTCAGATCGTCATATTTCAGCGGGATAAGAGTTTGTCCGTATTTAGCTACAATCCCGACTTTCTCTTTCCCGTCTACTTCCCGACAGACAAAAAATAAAGAATTGTCTTCATTGATGTTCCGTATCAACACATCCTTTCCTAACTCTGTGTGAAGCGATCCTATTTCATTCTTGATAATGCCTGCATACCGATCAACGATCAACTGGTCACAGCTTTTTTGGAAGTGCAGCACAATTTCTTCACCCAACGAAGATAAGTCGGTGGCATACATAGCAGGAAATGCCTGATGCGCACGCTTATCATAATTCGGATCATATTTCCGGGCCAATTTTTTCAATCCTCGCGCAGATTCATACCACTCGTTCTTAATCGACACATTGGTAAAATACGCTCCATCTGCAAATTCGACATGGCTCATGCCGACCGACAAACCTTGAATCTGTTCAGCATCCCGAATGAAATCCTTGATAAGCCATACCAGCCGGTTTTCAACGACTGGTAATCGAGTCCCATATTTTGCAATAGGGGCTTCGATCCTGAAGTTTATTGTTGCCATAGCTTTTCGTGTTATTTATAACATTTTCCCAAGTTCAGACAGTAACTCAATCGCTGCTGGTTCTCCCCTTTGCAGGAATTGAGTTATTCTTATTCTGATTGGACTGACGTCCGACTTCCGACGTCTTTAAACATCGTTCAATGAATGCCAATGATTCCGATGTAGATAAAGATCCCGATTTCAATTCTTGATAACGGGCCTCAAGAGCAGATAGCTTCAAAGGCTCTATCCCCTCGGCAATTCGCTGCTTATTGAGAGCCTCATACTTTTCCATCAGGTATTCATACATTGAGAAGGTCGGATTCCGGTGAGCGGCAACATTTGCGTACTGGATATTGAATTCTCTATGTAATTCAAGTGCAGTTTTCGCAGCACTCACATCGTTTTGCAGGTCGGCAAGTTCCTGCGATGTGCCCTCAAAGTGTGCATACATAATTGTATATTTAAATGGTTTTTTCCGGGCCTGATCGATGATTCGCTTCCGGCTGAGATACGATCCGAGACTCAATTTTCTGTAAAGTACCAGACTTTGTTATCCCGGTCTGCGGCTTTATTTCAGGCGTTACAGTATATGGCCGATCCCAAGCACCAATATCCAATCGAAAATAAAAATTTTCGTCAAAGTAATCATTTTGAATATCAGTATTAGAGCGATTGTATGACTTAGCATACTGCGTTATATCGTATAACATTTTATAAGCTCCATCAGATAACCAGTCCCTATAAAAGTCCGTAATCCCGATTGTTTGCCAGTTTCCCTTAGCAAGTCCCTTTCCTGCCCGGATCTCTTGGGGGCCTGAAAGAATCTTGACATTTATTTCAGAACGATCCACACGTACAGAAAATTTATAATCCGGATACTGGGTTTTGCAATATGCACGGATCTTAATTGCAATTTCTTTAGTTGTGAGCTTGGTATCGTATCTGAAGCCTTGATAATCATTTGAGAGCTGATACCGTGTTTTATCCTTTTTCACTTCCTCTTTCTTGACTATGTTTTGCGCCCCTTCACATAATCTTTTGAACTCGGGTTCCGGCATTAACATCATACGCACATCATCTTTATAAAATCCCACACCAAACCGTTTACTAAGAGGTCGAATTAAATTTGTCGTACGCCTCTCTTTTGTTTGAGTATTTATCAGCGTATACGAATAGCCCGTACGTCGGGAATAGGTTATTTCCGAAACCACATAGGCAGCCTCCGGTTTTATTTCTGTATTAACACGAAGAATTAACTGACGTGTAACGGCCATCTGCACATCGGTATCATACTCTTCTTTCGCTTCTCCAAGGACAATTTTCATAATTGCTCATTTAAAGGTTATGTTTCTGTGATGGATCTTTTATCGTCCTTTGTTGCATTTGGTAGCTCCTCTCTATATTGCGCAGAATCTTACTACGGGAATCTTCCTGTTGAACTCCCTGATGATTGGCTTGTTCGAGGTACAGACGAAGATTCGAGTCATTGAGAACCGGCATCCTGATCTCGAGTGCCTGGTGCAACTCGATCTTCGCTCCGTAGCTCTCGACCCAATCCGGCAATAAACAGATAGCATCACTCGCGCGTAACATTTCAAGGTCGCGTTCCATATGATCTTCCCAGGGAGCATCGAAAGGCAGGCCGTTCTTCATCGGATTCACGGGAGTATGACCGGCGGCCTGGATGATTTCTGCATATTTCCCAAAATCAGCCTCTGCTTCTTGCTGGGTTTTTCCGCTGATTTTCCCACTGATATATACATCCATAATAACCAAGATTATTCAATATCACATCTGTCTTTGTTGACTAACCCGTTTTTTCGTTTTTTGAGCAGACATCTTAACCGCCTCTTCTACCGACTGGAGTGTTTGACTCGGATCCACAGATACGGATACACTCCGAACAAGAGGCTTCCCATCCTTATCGAGAACCGACTCCGACCTGATCGTATAATAAATCGGACTGTAACGGGCTTTGAGAACGAATACCTGCGATTTATCATTGGGGTTTTCACGTTCGTACTCCATAGACTTTCCGCTCATAATGGCATTGCTCTGTTCCGGGGTAAGAATTGAACCGTGCAGCGTCTTCGGGGCACGAACATACGTCGCTTCAGCAATAGCAAGACGGTTAAGTTCGGTATCGACCTCGGCGAAAAACTTTGCCCCCTTCTCTGAAACTAAAAGCTCATCAAGGAAGGCTCCGGCCTTCAACTTTTCAATCTGCTCGTCGGATATATTGATCGCATCCTGACCGTTCTTGATCTGCATACGATTCGGAATGACCAATTTCCGCTGGGCAAACAGAAAATCAAAGGAGATCCTTTCCTCACCATTTACCTCACTCACCAACAACCCTTTGATCCGTGCTTTATAGGGCCTCTTTGTATCTTTGGCTGAAAAAGTCATACACTGAGAAACGTAGCCTTCGGCGATTTTCCGAAACTCGGCTTTATGCCGTCTTCGAAACGACGGCCAATGTTCAGGTGACACATGCTTTTCCATGATCTCCTCTACCAGTTCCGGAGTAACCCGCTCTCTTTGTTCTTTTGTCAGCCGGCTTCTCTTGTCTTTAAAAGTCTGTGATGCTTCCATTGTTATTTCGTGTTTTGTGATTATGCCTTCTCAGCAAATATAAACAGATTATTTCAAATAATTTCAATTATTTGAATAATATAAATTATTTATATTAAATACTATAATATTTTAGAGCTGGCATGTATCTATATATCAACACAATAGCATAAACCATGAATTATATTTCCTGCTCGGCTTGTCCGCGACGCTTTTTTTCCTCTTCGTCTTCAGCTATTTTCTTCCCAACTGCGGCTCCCTGTACGAGCGTCTGGAGGTGTGCTGCCTGCGGCCGGACAGTTGTTTGAAGGATAGGTTTCTTCTTTGCAGATACCCCCCTCTTGCTCCGAACATAATGTAGGATCGTTTCCCATGACAGCTTCAGCTCGCTCCCCTTGAAAGTCAAGTCCGGCCGGCCAAAAGAAATTCCGACTATTCCGGCGCTATTTCTGTTATAAATAACATTTATATTGTATTGCGCCAACTGATTCAGTAGCTTGTCCCCAAACAATTCAGCCGCCATATCGGACTGCATATCAATCTGAGGCATATTCCGGAGAACCATGTACAGGCATTTCCGGATATACCGCATTTCACGGATTCGTTCCTGCTTGACTGCTCTTAAAATATGCGATAACCTGCGCTCTGCAAAAACAGGTAATTTTGACAGGGCAACAGGATAAGAGTTACCCTGCGAGATAACATATCCTCGAGGCAATTTCTTTACCTTCAGTCCTCGTTTTTCGCACGCTTGGCAAAACCGATACATGCTGTATGGTTGATCTTCAAGCAGGACTTTTTGGACTACTTGATCTATCTCGCGGATCAATCCCTGATTTTGTTGCTGACGTTTATCCGCTCCTTTGCCTACCTGGTATCCGAATAATGGCGCAAGCTGATCCAGCACGGTCTTCGTCCGTAATCCCTCGTAACTACTCGAAATAGCTTTCCCACTTCGCACATCAACCCGACTGGAAATAATGTGATAATGAATATGCTGTTTATCCGTGTGACGATACATTACCCAGGGTTGATTTGCATATCCCATTTTTTGAAGATACTGTCGGGCCATTGCCTCAATCACCTCCGGCGCAGGATCTACTTCATTGTAGGCAAAACTGACAACGGCATGAAAAACCGGATCTTTGACCCGGGACGAGCTTCGTGTAGAGACATCCATAAAGTACTGGGCAAGTTCAACCGAAGTATTGCCAATAATATTCTCCGTAAGGCATAGCTCGCTTTCATGTCGATCATGATAATGGAGCAGAGCTGCGAAGCCCCGCGCCCGGGTTCCCCTATTGCCCGGTTTCGGAGGCTTCCGTATAATCTTAATAATCATTTCGACTTCAGACTTTGCCGGAGGCGGCCTTCAAACGTATTCCACTCCTTCAATATGGCCTCGACTTGGTTGAGCTGCCTCTGAGCGACGCTGCCGATCACAACAGCCCCGCTTCCCTTCAAGGCATTCATAACCCGCGCAATCTGGTTGATATTGTTATTGACCTGCGACAGTGATCCGATAACGAAATTCAACAGATCCGTTTCCTCCCTGCTGCGGATACGCATTTGGGGATGAAGCAACTTGCGACGGATATATTCGGATTCCGACAGATACGTCTTTCTGACCTCCGTCTTAAACCGACCATATTCGGCAGATGTCAAACGGCAGTAAATTCTATGGTTTCTTTTATCATCCATATTCCTAATTCAAAAATTAACCGAAGGGCAAATTTTCGTCAAATGCACCGCTTCCGGAGCATTGACGCAAGATGCAACAGGCTGCGGAGCAGGTTGTTGTGAGAGTTTGTCCGACAAACTCACATCTTGCCACTTTTTTCGCCCCCCAAAGCAAAAGTAGCTGTCCGTCACTACGATAACCAAATAATACTGCCTTTCCAACGATCTCGCACATTAATACACGAATTATTGGATTCATTATTTAACTAATTAATTATTAAGCTAATTAATCCATTAAATAAATCCCGAAAACACATGTAGAATTCGCCTCAAAAACGATGTATAATTTCATTCGCAAAAAATGACACGATAATTTTGCTCAGAAGATAATCCCCAAGAGATGGCAACCGACAGTAAAATATGCGCGTTCATGACGCAAAAGGGTGGTGCGGGAAAATCCGTCCTTACCAACATCTTACCCAACGAAATAATCCTGTGGCACCTGCTGCACTCAGGCAAACAAGTTAACGTTCTGGTCGTCGATATCGACCCCCAACAAACCAATACGGCAAAGCGGAAACGAGATATAGAGCAACTGTCATACAAAGAAACCTCTCCGGAGTTCTTGGCGATGGATCTCGGACAAAAGACCGAGATCGGCCAGTTTCAGCGCCGCTACGCATTGCTCATCGACGCAGGATTCAAAACCTACAAAATGCAATATGTCGATCTGGGAAACGACACACAAATATCCAGAGCATTGGAGAATATACAGTATCAGGAATATGACTATGTTTTTATCGACTTCCCCGGAACGTTGACACAAGATGGTACCGGCGCATTTCTGCAATTAGTACAACACATCTTCATCCCCACCTCGATTAACCCGAGTGATGTACTGGGTACAGAATGTTTTTTAAAAACCCTGCAAGGACTTCCGATCGACTTGCAGTCGAAATATATTCTTTGGAATAAGTTCGAGGTATCCCGGCTCCGGAAAACAAATTCCACAGAAAAGCGCCTCTTCAACGACTACGGAATCCCATTCCTACAAGCAAGGATTCCCTACTCTCCCCTGAACGACTGTAACACGGTCATTCCTGCATCCCTCAAGGTCAACCTTAACCTCGGCACCTACTCCGTGGTCAAACCTTATTTACAAGAAATGGCGGCAGAAATAATCAAGATTACAAATGGCAAGTAGGCGCAAATACCAGAGTATACAGGATCTGGCTGGATCTGCGGAGCTGATTGTACCAGAAGCCCCCACAGAAGACCAAAGCGCAATGGGGAAGGAAATAGCATCTGAACCTAAACCTGCGTCTATCCCAGAACCAATGCCCAAACCGGAGAGAGAGAATCAGCATGACTACGAATCCGCTTTGGATCTGCAAAAAATCGCGACGCAGATCCTCATCCGACAGAACTACAAGAATTCGCGTACAGCGTACCCGATTTGCGAAGAATACCTACACCGAATACGAGCAATAGCTATTCTCGGAGAGATACCTATTACAAATGTTATAAATAACATTTTTGCACTTTTTTTCAATCCTGACGGGCCGTTGAACCCTACTCATACGGCGATTAAATCTCTGCTCACCGACAGCAACAACATGCTGAAGGACTACCTTATCTCCAATCGTACTACGCACAGAAAATAAAATGGACACATATATCAAATACTCTTTTTTAATCGAGATCGCCCTGATAATCGTCGTCCTCACTTTGCTATACATTGCAGTATATTTCTATCGGAAAAAGCCAGTCAAATCTATCCCTGAAATGGCCGTCAAGGAAATCCCCCCGGTCGAAGACGAAATAATATCGAAACTGGACAGAATTCTGGCGATGATCCCGGTCGATTACGACTCAACGCTGCATTCTTCGGATGATGATATAAAGCATGACAAAAGGATCATCCAGCAGATCACCGGCACCGAAGAAGAGATCACTACGATTTTACCCCAACGAGATTTCAACACACGCGACCTTTTTGAAGAATAAGTCATGGCACGGACGAACTTGGAAAACATCATTCCCATATACAGGATCGGCGACGGCTATGCCATAGCTAAAGATGGCAGCGTAACCGTCGGCTTTATATTGACACTACCCGAATACGACACACTCTCAAAGGCTGATTTCAGAGACGACGGCTCGGGGGACGGAATGCGGTTGTATACGCAATTGGAAGCTGCGATCAAAGATCTTGACGAAGGATACACTTTCCACCAACAGGATATTATCTATTATGCACCGCAGGATCTGCCGCACTACGACAACTACCTCTCGAAAACCGTAAACCGCATGTACAATGGGAAGCGGTGGCTCTCGAACAAATCATACATGTTCATAACCAAACAAAAAAGCATTTCGATACAAAGCGACTATTCGGACGAGGCGATCGACAAAATAGTGAGTGTCATAAAACGCTTCAGAGCTGCGCTCTCTCAATTCTCCCCAAGGCGCATGGACGACAAGGATTGGTTGGAATACCTCCGGGACTTCTTCTCCATGCAGGGACGATGCGCCCTCGACCTCTCGTTTCAAGATCAAAAATTCGGAAACTACAAGATGGCCGGCATCGCAGTTCTCGCAGATCCGCACATCAAATCACTTCGGGATAAAGTGAGAAACAATGCAACCAGCAGTCCCTATGCACAACGGTTTAACGCTCTGGTATCGCCCCTGTGCTGGAGTGTTCCATGCTACAAAATAATAAACAACATCATAAGCCGGGAGGATCCCGTTGCAATAAGAAAGCATCTGAAAACCTTTACCCGAAACATTGCTTTTCTGGGTAAGGCAGCCGCGTCGCACATTGCATCGGCCGAAACGATGGCCGAGATCATAGAAACGGGAGAAAGCCTCCCTGTATATCACCATTTCAATGCCTTCCTGATTTATCCTGAAAATGAAGAAACCGCGATCGAGGATAAATTAGACATCGCACTGGAAAAAATGCAGATCGCCCCGACACGGCTATCACTGGACTTCGAGCATATCTTCATGTCGTCGATCGGCGGATGCTGTTCGGGGCTTGAATTCCCGCTTGACATGTATCCGACTTTTCTCGATGAAGTCACTGTTTTTTCAAATCTCGAAGCCGATTATGCCCAAGCCCGAGACGGTATCGTTCTGAACGATACACATGGGAAACCTGTCGTCGTCGATATCTTCAACGAGACTATGCGAAACTCACAGATCTCTAATCGAAATTTTACAGCTATCGGCCCATCGGGGAGTGGGAAATCGGTGTCCGCAAACAAATTGATCTCGGGCCTTGTCCAAACCGACGAATATTTCAACTTCATTCTCGACGATGGGGAAAGCTATGAAATGCTGCACTATCTCATGGGAGAGAAATCCGGGTATATGCGAATGACGCCTACGGGAGAGGAGTTATCGTTCAACCCGTTTCTGATTCCGTTCGTCGATCCGAAAAACGATTCGGAAAAACTATTGGTTCCGGAACTCGAAATGCTGACAAGCCTGATACTCCTGTTATGGGATCAAAACAATGGACTCGGATTAAAAGACGATCCCGGCAAAACTGCATATATCAAAAAGCTATTGTACGATTTCTACTCTCTCCGCTATGAACAGCGAACAGAGTACGTCAATTTCGATTCCTTCTATAAGTATATCATACAGCAGCACGAGCGAGGGACTTTAAATGACAAATATTTCGATTTCGATTCTTTCGAACTCGTATTGCATCAATACAGCAAAGAAGGAGAATGGTCGCTTTTGTTGAACAGCCAAAACAATTCACTCAACCTCGCTCCCCAGTTGCGCATGTGCATTGTCGAATTGAAAGCTGTATCCAATGTTAAATCTACGGGCAGACAAACGAAATGTACAAAAAGAATAGCAGGAGAAACGGCACAGCGACCAGAAAACCAATAACTTACAGTAGAGCGTCAAATTTTGGCTCGCAAAACGAAATGTGATTTACTTGGATTATGCTGTGATTTGACGGCCTCGGACGGCCCCGGCACTTGGATTTAGATTTGATTTTACAGGCGTGTATTGGGATTGCACGCCTTTTTTGTGTCCGTTTCCTAACGAGAAGCGCCTGACGGCGCGAAATCGGCGAAAAAAGGGCAAAACAACCCAGTGTTTAATCGCTCCTTAAACAGCCTTTGAAAACCGGACGATATTTTGACCCTTCCCCGAAAATTGTACATTTCGTTTTGTTGAAAAAACGGGCATTTTGGGGGCTGGGGTGAGTGTTGGGGTGAGTGTTGGGGTGAGTATTTTTGCCGATTCAACCCCCTATAATGCCATTTTCCAAACAAAAAACGGGCATTTTTCAGCGATTCGACCCCCTATAATACCATTATTTGAGGGGTTTCGAGTATCATTTCATGGCTGTATTTTGCTTATAATCAAAGACCAATCACCTCTACCCACACAAAAAAGCGTGCAAAATAAATTTCCGCACGCTTTTTTGGCCCTTTTCCGGTCTGTTTTCCCTCTATTCTGCCCGCACAACTCCGATTACAAGTGCCAACGAGTAAATCCCGGACTTTGCGAGGGGAAACGGGTCATATTCCGGGTTATCTGAAACCAGTATAATATGGTTGTCGTCCTCTCCTTTCTTTACCCGTTTGATAAGCACCCCTTGTTCGCTATCTATTACATAGGTTCGGTTCCATTGGAAGAATGTATTAAGCGGCAAGCGTTTACAGGCTACAATATCGCCGCTGTAATACTTCGGCTGCATCGAATCGCCCTTTACGGGAATTAGGAACTCGGCGCCCTTGAACATCGGGATCACGTAGTGTTCGCATTTGTACTCCATCACGGCCTGACTGTTCTCCGTCAGCGCCCCGGCCATCGCATCAATCGGTATCAAGGGGATGCCTTCCGTCGATTTATAGGCTACCGGAGTCTCCTCGCGCGCAGGGGCAGGTTGAGGAGGCGTGTTTAACATGTCGCCTTTGCCAGCAACGAGCCAATTAGCATTTATATCTACATATTTTCGGGTTATTGCTACCAATATTTCAGTTGTCGCAGTTGGATATTTACCTGTTCTTGTATCTCTATTGAATAATCTATTAACTGTTTGCTGGGGGATTCCAATACTTTCAGCAAATTTTTTTACACTATTATTAGTGTAATTATCAACAAGTTGAAGTATTCTTTTGTTTATCTCTGGCAATTCCATATAAATAATTTTACTGAAATGTTGGTTTGTTTACTGAAATGTATGTATATTTGCATCGAAGTTCCAAACGGAACATTCACGACAAATATACGAAAATAATTGATTTTATGGCAAAAGTACTTGTAATGCACGGCGAGATCAACAAACTGGCGCAGTTGCTCGGGGTAGCCCGTAAAACCGTGAGGGAGGCATTGAGCGGTCAAACGAATACCCCTCTGGCACGAAAAATCCGCAAGCTGGCCATCGACCGCGGCGGAGTAGTTCAACCGACACGAATTTATAGGAGATAATACCATGAACAACACGCGCAGAAAGAGCCTCCGGGAACTTATCGAGAAAACGGAGGGTATCAAGTCGGAGATCGAAGAGATCAGAACCGAAGAGGAGGAGTATTACAACAACATGCCCGAAGCCTTCCAAGACGGCGATAAAGGCGACCGCGCCCAGACGGTGATCGAGTATCTCGACGAGGCGATGACGGCCGCGGGCGATGTGATCGAGAATCTGACCTCAGCGGCAGAATAACCGAACCCCTATGAAACGCTTTCTGAAATATTGGGCCATCCGGCTGTTGGGCCGTGAGTTCATCGCCCTGCCTGCGAAGTGCAAACTGGTCGGGCTGTGGTGGTGTCTGTCGCTGATGGTTATCTGTGGTTATGCAGAATTCCAGCAGCTATGGCCGCTGCTCCTTATCACGGCGAACTTTGCGTGCAGCTGCTTCGCGGTAATGGCGACTTTCAAACAAGCAGGGAAACAATCCTAAAATCTATACCAATGAGCAAGAACAAGATTATTCTGAACATTGAGCAATTAATCGGTCGAGTTGAGATCGTAGTTTCTCCCGCTGGGGAAGATATTGATTTACGCTCACTCCGCGAAAAGTTAAAGACACGTCTGGCCGAATGTTGTTTAGAAGCACTTGACAATTTCTGGCAGCATCCGCTGCAATCTCCTGCACGGAGCGTTCGGTCTCGATCCCGTCGCGGGCTATGCGAACATTCAGGGCTTCGTCGATACAAATATCGAAGAGCTGGCAAGCCAGCAGGGAGGATTCGGGCAGCCCACCGATAAACGAAAGAATTTCTGATTTATTGATTAAAACCACATGAATCCAAATTTCAACCTCTCGCAAGAAGAAAATACCCTTGTTCTTAAAATTGAACGGCGGATTCGTCGAATATGGCCAGATGAAAATTCCATGTGGAGAGTCATGGATATAGTAGCTGTGCACAATCACATCTGCCGACTCCGCCTGACTGCTTTACTGAATGCCGACGATTTCAATTTCGCTCATGATGTTATGGGCATTGCCAAACACCTCGATCGGGAAAGCATTACGTTGAAACATGGCTTTTGGCCCCGATATTCAGAATAATGGCATTAATCTCCCGTATTCAAGACAATCAAATAACCAACGATGAAAACTTACTGCACACATAAAATGCTCTGCCGATTATCGTCGGTTCTGCTCGTATATAACAAACCCTTTTCATTCGATGGATACGCAATCGAATTTACCGCGTCCGAAGAGTTCTTGCAGAAGATGTACGACACAGACCCGATGTTGGAAGAGATCGACTTTGAAGTTCATTAATACTCAACAGCTAAAACAGACAACAATATGCGATCGAAAACATTTCAGACCGTAATCCCGCATCGAATGAACGAGCGTCTGGTGATGGTTGCAATCAACACCAGCGGAACATTTACGGAAGAAGAACGGATGCAGTTGCGCCACATCGCATGGAAGCGCATCGGCGGCAGGAATATCTCAACGCACAGTGTTTACCATTATTCGGAAGCGTGTCGGCGAGGCGAAACCTTCGCAATCTTCGAGAACCACGTAGTCGAAATAGCCACTCTTCGCGAGCGCATCAAGTTCCGCCTGCGCAAATTCTTTGCAGCAGCCATGGCTTATGTAGGCATTAACACCGTGCTCGTCGTAGTCGTGAATGATACGAACCCCCTTATGGTGGACGGGGCAACGTTTCCTGTGCAGGCTCTTGACTAATTCGCAGATGTCTCTGTAGGCCGCTTCGTAGCGGTGCTGCGGATTGAACAGAAACTCAGTATCCATAATCGCTAAAGGTTTGTAGTTGGACAGCACAAATATAGCGATTTTCCCGTGAACGCGCAGGCGTTATCCTCGGAGCGATACCGGCACGGGAGCAACAACAAAAGGTTAAACAATGGAAGTTTACAACAATAGGCTATGTATCACTCACGGGGAACTGGCGGAAGGAATTATGTCGCCGGATCTGATAAAGTGGTATCGACGCGAAAACAAGCTCGAACAGCTATGTCGCGGCGGCAACGGCCGCGAGGCTCTGTTCGCCGTTGATAGCCTTCCTGTGAAATACAAGAATGCGGTTTACCGCCGTTACCCCGACCTGCAAGAGCGGGCCGCGAGCAAGGAGTTTATCGACGAGATCACGCCGGACGGTGTTGCGATGAATTTCTATGCGGAATACAAGATCGACGGCACGCGCGGTTTGGACTTCGCCAAGCAGCAGGAGTACGCCAACAACGCCGCGATACTCGAAGCGTTCCGGGTACGGGTCGACCGGGCCAACTCGCATCGCATGCGCGTCAGCAAACCGCGCGTCAAGAAGTCCGAATTTTGGGCGAAGGCGGCAAAGGCGCTGCCCCGTATCGCCGACAGGTTCCCGCACTCGCTGCCCGAAAATCCGCGCCGTTTGCAGGAGAAATTTAACGAGTTCTTCCGGGGTGGAAAAGCGAACTACGAGGTGCTGATCTCCGGCAAGTTCCAAAATGCGAATGCCGCGAAAGTCGAGAGCGACGATCAGAAGGCCATGCTTATAAAACTGCTCTCCGACCCTCGTAACCTGAACGACGAGCAAATCGTGATGATCTACAACGCCGTCGCCGAGCAACTCGGTTGGAAAACGATAACGGTGCGCCCGGTGCAGGTCATGCGTGAAAAGTGCGGGCTGGAAACGGCTGCCGGACGCTTGGGTGCAGCGGAGTTCTACAACAACCGTGCGATGCAGGTGAAACGCCGCCGCCCGGCGTTGCCGCTCTACATGTGGAGCCTCGACGGCTGGGACGTGGAGCTGTATTTCCAACGTACGGCCACCGACAAGAAGGGCTACACCGTCACGACCTACTCGAACCGCCTTACCGTGGTGGTCGTCCTCGACCCGTGTACGAACTACCCGATAGGCTACGCCATCGGCGAGCAGGAGAACTCGGCGCTGATAAAAGAGGCTGTCCGCAACGCCGTGAACCATACGGCCGAACTGTTCGGCCAGCGCTACCGGGCCAACCAAATACAGAGCGACCACTATGCGATGAAGGCCATGTTCCCAATCTATGCGGTCGCTGGCGACAAGGTGACGCCCGCCCGCGTGAAGAACGCCAAGTCGAAACCCGTCGAGCGGTATTTCAAATCGCTGAACGAGGGCTACTGCCAACTGTGCCGCAACTGGTCGGGCTTCGGCATCACCTCGGACAAGAAAAAGCAGCCGAACGCCGACGCGCTGAACGCCTATCGCAAGGAGTTCCCCGACGAGGCGGGTTGCCGGATGCAAATCACGAATATCATCGAGTCGGAACGCGCAGCCAAACGCGCCGACTATCTGAAACTATGGGCCGAGGTTCCCGAAAACCGCCGTCTGCCTCTCTCGACGGAGCAATACCTGCTCAACTTCGGCGCGGAAACGGGCTACAAGAACGCTCTCGAAGGTTCGGGGCTGAATGTGAAACTGCTCGGCGCCCGCAGGTCTTACGACTGCTTCGACCTGCGCTTCCGGCAGTACGCGCACATTCGCTGGAACGTGAAATACGACCCGGACAACCTCGATCAGGTGCTGGCGGTTAGCGACGACGGTACGCTGCGGTTCATGCTCGAAAGCAAATACGTGCAGCCGATGGCGCTGGTGGAACGAACAGAGGGCGACGCCGCGGAACTCGCGCGGGTAAACCAATATAATGCGCATTTAGAGGACTACACCAAAGGATTCATTGCCACAGCAGACAAACGAGTCGAACAACTGTTCGCCCACAACCCGCAGCTCGACAACACCCTTGCCCGCGCATTGCTCTGCGATTCACGCGGTCAGCACAAGGATCAGCGCAACGCCCGGCGGCTCGCGGGTGTGAACATGAAGGAAATCGAGGTTAAGACCGTCGAGGAGATCGCCCCGAAACCCACAAAGAAAGAATCAATATTTAATCTCTACTGATATGAAAACTACCGAAAAACAAGCCATCGCGGATCTGCTGAAAGAGTACTGCGATTTGAAGGGCAGCCAGAACAAGGCAGCCGCATCGCTCAACGCCGTAAGCGCCGCCACGATCTCGCAAATCTTCAACAGAAACTGGGAGCTGATTACCGACGAAATGTGGCGTAATATCGCAGCGCAGATCGGTTACGACCCGCGCAAGTGGGTTGTTATACAGACCCAAGGCTATACCCGCATGTATGATCTGCTCCAAGATGCACAGGAGAATGCGCTGGTGCTGGCCGTGACGGGCGATGCCGGGTGCGGCAAGTCGCAGGCGATACAGACATACGCCCGTCAGCACCGTGACGTGTTCGTGCTGTCCTGCTCGGAGTATTGGAACCGCAAACAGTTCTTCACCGAGTTGTTGCAGGTGATGGGCGTCGAGGCTACGGGCAGCACGGTTGCCGAAATGGTGTCCGAGGCTGTCTACAACCTCAAACGCAAGGCTACGCCGATTATCGTCATGGACGAGGCCGACAAGTTGAGCGATCAGGTGCTGTACTTCTTCATCAGCCTATACAACAAACTCGAAGATCAGTGCGGCATTGTCATCTGCGCGACCGACTACCTCAAAAAACGCATCACGCGCGGCGTGAAGGCCAACCGTAAGGGATATAAGGAAATCTACTCGCGCGTGGGCCGGAAGTTTATCCCGATGCCCGTCGTAAATAACGAGGATATTGCCGCCGTGTGCATCGCCAACGGCGTTACGGATCGGGCAACCATCGAGGAGATCATCGACGACTGCGATTGCGACCTGCGCCGTGTAAAGCGGCGTGTCCATGCAGCAAAAAAAGAGGTTTCAAACGGTAATTAAAGGCTCTTTAAATGGCAAAGGCGATCAGCAACAAGAACGTCGCGGATGCGAAATTCAACCCGGCCCCGTTCGAGGGCGCGTTCAAGGCGGCCCTCGGGCGGCCCGAGCTAAAGGGGTCTTGGTTGATTTTCGGCAATTCCGGTGTAGGCAAAACGACGTTCGCCCTGCAGCTCGCCAAGTACCTCACGAACTTCGTCGATAAGGTGGCCTTCGACTCGCTCGAACAGGGGTTATCCCTGTCGCTGCAGAAGGCATGGAACCGGGTCGGCATGGAGGCCGTCGGCGCAAAGGTGATCCTGCTCGACAAGGAAGGCATCCCGGAACTGCGGGAACGGCTGGCGAAGCGTAAGAGTCCGAACGTGGTGATCATCGACTCGGTGATGTGTCTGATCGGGCTGCGGATGTCGGACTATCAAAAGCTGGTGAACGACTACCCGAACAAGCTGTTCGTGTTTCTCGCGCACGAGGACGACAAGGGCAAACCGTCGCCCGCCATCGCCGAGAAAATCCGCAAGTTGTCCGATATCAAGATGCACGTCGAGGGGTACAAGGTGTTCACGACAACGCGGTTCGAGGACCGGGAAAAGGGCGAAGGCGGCGAGGACTTCGTGATATGGGAGGAAGGCGCAGCGGAATATTTGGCAAACATTGAATAACTGAATAATATGGCAACAAGTGTAATGGAAAAACAACAGAAGTGGCTGCTGCGGCAGTTCCACACCCTATGCAGCAGGCTGCGCCTGTCTGCCGAGGAGAAGTCCGCGATCATCGAAGGTTACGGTGTCGAGAGTTCTGCGGACATCAACAACGACGATCTGATGAACATCTGCCGCGCGCTCGAAAAGCGCCTCGACAGCAATGCGGTGAAACTCGACCGCCTGCGCAAGCAGGTGATCGCGGCCATCGGCGGCTGGCTGCGGATGCAGGGCAAGCCGGAGAACATCGCCGACATCAAAGCGATTGCGTGTCGGGCCACGAAGTCCGACAACTTCAACCGCATTCCTCCCGAACGGCTGCGCAATGTCTACAACGCCTTCCTCAATAAGCAGAAAGATTCCCGCATGATCGACGAGCTGGTGAGCATGGCGATCTACTCGCAGAGTGAACAACGACAAATACCTAACTGACATGACAATCACACAAGAACGATTTCTCGAACAATTCGCCCAGCAACTCGTTGATTATGGGTTTATGCGCAAGAACTTCCCCCGCGCCGTTGTACTGGAAAAGCGCATGACCATATCCGAGGGCATGGACTGCAACGTGCATGTATCGTGGCTTCCCAAGTCATGGCCCGTTGTCAAGGTTCAAATCCGTATCGGTTCTATTCTGCTCCCGTATGATGTGACCGTCGGGTTGCTGATGGACTACAAAGGAGGCCCGGATGAAATTCTCGCTCAACTCGTCAAAAAGACAACGGAAGGTTTTGCCGACATCATCATCAAACAACTATAATCCGCTATGAACGACAAATCAATCATCGGTTTCGGCTACAAGCCGAACAACGTAAAGGCTGTGTGCCTTAAAACGAATAACACAACCCGCCTCGACGGTGCGGAGTACAAAATCATCGCCGATCCCTACGAACGGGAATTTGTAGAACTTGAACCTGTGCCGCTGTCGCTATTCGGCGAAAAAAAGAAAGTTCTGCATACGGCGATGGCCGTAAACGTCCTCGACTCGATTACAGGGCTGACCTATGCGGTTGAGTATGCACCCGCAAACCTCGTCCGCAAACCCAAGAAACCCCAATGGTCTGACGTTGAAATCACGGTCGGCGGCCGCCGCCTTCCGGTGGCACTGTTTGACTGGGGCATAGAGAGCGGTAACCGGACAACACGAAAGGAATGTCCGCAGGCTGCTATGGCCGAGGATACAGTCTTTCCGAAGAAGCCGGGCAAATCGACGGAGCAACGCCCTGCTGTAATGGACTCGGACGCTTTCCTTCGGCGCATGAAGGAGATCGCGCAAGAAATCGACGATATTACGGAAAATCCGGACCTGCCCAATGGCTGTTCCGTGGCGTTCTTCGCCGCTAACAAGACCAACGCGGGGCTGACCACTAACGGAGTGTGTCGGGTTTGCGGAAGTCAGGAAGCCCTTGTCGATTGTATCTCCATTCCTGCCAAGAAAAACGAGGATATCGCGGAGGTGATCGGTAAAACAGCGAACAAATTGGTCGCTTGGTAACTGAAAAATTAACCCACCCAAAGCAGGACGAAGTCGCCGAGCGGTTGGATTCAGAACCATGATCGAGCAAACTTTAGCAGAACCATTGCAAATCTACGCAGAAGCGGTGCGGGAACCGGCCCGCCTCTGCGAATGGCTTGCAAAGCATATCGGGAATATCGGCCGACGGTCGGATCAGCCCCGGACAAAAAAGGTAATCGAACAATTAAAACAACGAATTTTATGGCAAAAAGAGCAAAGAAGATCATCGTGTCGGGCATCACGCGCGAACAGATGGAGGAAGCCTTCGGCCGTTATGCGACAGCGGACGCCGAGGTGCAGAGTATCAACGCGGCGATGGACAAGGAGTTCGTCGCCATCCGGGAGCGGAACGCCGAACGGCTCGCGGAGCTGGAGCAGCAGAAAACCGAGTCGTTCGAGGTCATGCAGGTATTCGCCACGGAACAGCGCGAGGTGCTGTTCTCGAAGCGCCGGAGCATGGAAACGACGCACGGCGTCATCGGGTTCCGCACAGGCAACCCGCAACTCAAACCCCGCCGGGGCTTCACATGGGCGGCCGCGCTGGAACTGGTCCGGGAGTTCCTGCCGTCGTACATCCGCACCGAAGAAGCGATTGCGAAAGACAAACTCCTTGCTGACCGTGAAAACGAGGAGATCGCCCCGCTGATGCAGAAGTGCGGCATCATCGTAGGCCAAGCCGAAACATTTTATGTCGAACCCAAAAAAGAGAAGGAGGATTAAGCCGAATGTGTAAAACGCGAGAGTACCGCAAGGCAACCGTCGAACTGTGCCGCAACTGTGGCGGTCGAGGCTACGTTCACGACCCCGGATTTTGCGGGGACAAACTGATGGAAGTATCAGTCGTTCCCTGCCCGGTTTGCGACGGCCGGGGCCGCGTCTGGAAGGTGAATGCCGGGACGGTTAAGATCGAGCCGTTCGACGGTCAGACGGAATAAAAAAACTCGCCGACCGAAATATCAGCCAACGAGTCAAAAGGTGGAAGTTTTGACAAAGATAGCGATATTTTCGGAGAATGGGCAAAAAAGGTGTAAAAAGGAATATCAACACGCTGCGACGTATCAAACTGGTTTGCGACATCGTGAACGAACATTACGAAGCTGGCGTATTGAAGAAGTGCTACAAGGCGGTATGGCGGGAGCATGTCTACCCGGTGTACCCGATGTGTTACCGCACGTTCCTCAATTACATTTCCACCCCGCCCAAAGAGTTGAACGAGGCCGAAGAAGCCGAACGCCAGCGGCAACTCTCGCTATTTTAACAACAACCCCCAGCCATACGGCCGGGGGTTGTTCGTTACTGGCCCGGCCGCAGCTCGAAACGCTGCACCGACGATGCGGTTCCGGGAATCTTGCACCCCGACGCATCCCGGCAGAAGGCGACCCAGCTTTCGATGTCATCGCAAACCTGTTCGTGGTTGTGGTCGGTTGCAGATTCGGCCTGCCGGAACGTCCCGGCCTGCCGGACGCCGTCGTCGAAACTGAACGAGAGTAGGGCCTGCGTCACGCCGTTGATGATGTCGAAGCGTTCGAGGGCTTTGTCCTGATAACGTCCGCCCGCCTCGGCCGTGGCCGCCGTCGCGGTAACGACATGCAACCGCATCAGAATATCGGCCTCTCGCACTTTATGCCCGCCGTAATTCCAGCGAATGGGGTCGTATTCGACCAGCAGCGCAGGTGTTGCGAACGGTCGCTGTTTGACAAGTTGCAGGATGTTCTCGTTCCACATGTCGAAGTGCTGGAACACGGGGCGCTTGCCTTTGCGTTTGTCGGCATCCGGCTCGAAGGTCGGCACGCCATCCACGAAAACAATCTGCTTGAGCCTTTCTTCGAGGGCCAAATAAAGGGTCTTTCTCATATCTTGGTGATTTTGGTAAGGTCGCGGCTGATGCGTTCGAGGTGCCGGGTCATAATGTCGGCGATGGCCCGCTGCACCTTCGCGTGGTCGCCGATGAACTGTCGTTGCGGCATGCGCATCATCCGGGAGTGCGCCCGCACGATGGAGCGACGTCCGCGCACGTTGCGGTAATGGGCCGGGACGTTCTGCCGGAACACGCCGCCTTCGTTGTGCAGAGCAGTATAAGGTTTGTCGGAGGTGAACACGACGCTGCGGCCGCGCACCTGCGCCCGGATGCCGCGCCGCATCGCCCCGGTCACGATCAAGATCGTGGGACTTCCGCCCTTCGAGTAGACCTTCTTCGGCCGCCATTTGGCCCCGAAGAATCCCTGCTCGCGGAAATTCTGATCGAACATTTCCGCCAGTTTTACCCGCATGTCGCTCAACACGCGGGGCATGAGATCAATATTTCTCGGCATTTATTTTGTTTTCACATTGAAAACCATTACTTTTGCGAAAACGCATCATTTATCCAATGGACTACGGCAATTTACAGCTCCGGAGCAAGTCGTTCCTCGACTTCACTACCGACCCTGCTGTCCTCGACGAGATTCTCGGCGGGCATAGCGAGGCCGACAAGGATGATTTTTTGCGACATGTCGATCAGGATCGGGCCATGACCTTCATGTACTTTGCAGACTTATGCGGGGACAAGAAATTGGCGCAGGCCATCGAAAAGGAGTTCGGCGAGGAGTGGCGGGCCATTCATAACGAATAGTCCTTTATTCGACCAACTCCGAAAATTCGATTTCTCTGTTTTGTAGGCATCGCGTTACGATCTTCACCGCTTCACCCTTCGTCAGTTTCTTCCCGTCAGCTTTATGTGCTCCGCCCTTTATCAGAGCAGCCACTAACCCGTCTTTCTGTTCGTTGTACGGCTGTGTGAACAAATGTTCCCGCACGGCTGCCAGTACGCCGTCGGCATCAGCCCCGGTCTGCTCGATGGCTTTGCAGTAGTTGCGCACCCACGTATTATATCCCGTCGATTGGCGGTCACTCATAAATTCGGGATGTTGCATTTTCCCGCCTACACCTTCGTAGAATTCCGGCAGGGTCTTGCGTGCGACAAATTCGTTTGCCAATTCCATGTAATCCGTCTGCAAGTGCGTTCGGAATGTATTTCCCGGCTTGTTCCGGTTGTGGGTGATCTCGTGCCAAAAGGTCGCCAGCGCATCGGCCTCGTCGAAGGTGATCTCCTTCCCCTGCCGCAGCTTGGTGAGTCCGGCCAGCACGTTGTCGAGCCGTGCCTTCGTCATGGCGATCAATCCCCGCATATCCGTGTATCCGTTCACGCCGTGCTTGGTCGTCGATATTAACGAATTGAATCCGCGCTCGAACCATGCCCGGCGCACCTCGGAGGCGTTCAGGAAATCGACGACTTCCTGCGGGGTCCGCAACTCGACGGCCATCTGCTCGACGGTCTTCTTCACCTTCGCCGGGGCTTTTTGGTATGGGTGCTTCGCGGGGAATATTTCGAGGGTCTTGCCCGCGTTGAACCGGAACATCTGCGCCTTCGGGGTCCGGGTGTACTCGTCGCCTATGGCCGTGGCCTTGTCGCTGTCGGAGCGCGGATAGTCGTCGCGCAAGACCTGCACGACATTGCAACGGCAGTTCCAGCCGTTGGGCGGCAGGTAGCGTTCCCAAAACTTGTCGCTCGGCGGCAGGGTCACGCCGTCGAGCTGGCGGTGCGCCTCGCGGACACGCTCGTCGCCAGCCGTGCGGTATTGCAGATCGTACTGGTCGCCGTCCTTTTCCCACTCGTGCCATTTCACGGCCATCTGTGCGGAGTGGACGGCGTGATTGTATTCGGCATAAAGATAATTGCCGTTATACTGCCCGTCGATGGCCTTCACCTCGTTGTAGAAGTCGGGCCACGATTTGGTGCTGCCATCCTCGTTGGTGAGTGATAGCCCGACCTCGGAAAGCGAGTGATAGGTTTTCAGCCCGGAGAAGATGAACACGTTGTTCCGCAGCGCCGCCGTCAGTTCGGGCGGTGTCTCGTGCGACACGGAGATCGTCGAGCCGAGGACGCGGTTCGTCTCGTCGATCAGGGCACGCACGGGCTTACTGCCGAGCATATCCGGGGTGAAGCCGCCGCTGTTGTAAACATAACGCGCCGCCGTGTCGAATCGGTCATGATCGAAATCGGGCTTTCGAGCCGCTTTTAGCGTCAGTTCTCCCGGAGCGTACAAGTCCGCCATCGCCCGGCGAAAGAGAGCGTAATGCGCCGATTTCGCGGCATGCGTGGCGGTTTTCGTTTCGGGACTGTCCTTGCCGCCGTCGGGGTCAGTCCCTACTCGAAAAAACCGTCCGCACGTTTGGCGGTAATGGGTATTTTGTAGCGGTCGATGAAATACTGCGGGTCTACATCGTAATACTGTAATACCACCCGCTCCATTTCGCGGCGCTCGGACGGCGTGAACGAGGCCGCCTCGTCCCAGTCGAAAATCAACCCCTGCAACGGAAATCCGTGTTCGATCATCAGGGGAATGAGTTTGTCGTTTACGATATTCTTCACCATCGTTGCGTCGGCTGCACAGACGTTGCCGAACACTTCGAGATGCACTTCGCTCTGCGAGAGTGACGAGCCGCTGTCGATGGTCATCGTTTGGTTCAGTACGCCCTTCGACATTTCGGAGTTCGCCCGGTCGATTCGCTTGTCGTAAACATTGAAGGCATCGCCCCGGCTCGACTCTTTGATGTCAATGTCGGTTCCGTCGGGGAACAGTCCCCATGCGGCCGCGCCCATGTTTGCCAGCATCGACTCGATGCGGCTGCGCTCGGACCCTGTCTGCGCGGCGGTCTTGGCGATGCGGATGGGCATGCCGAAAATTTCACCGAACACATCCCAGTAGGCCAGCATGTTCTTCTTCGAGAACGCCTGCGGCACGCATTTGAGCAGCAGACCGAGATCACGGGGTTTGCCGACCTCGACGCACCACTTTTCAAGTCCACCCGTGCGGTAGCTCACGCCCTGCTGGGGATCGTCGCCCGCATCCTTCACGATGACGCCGTACTCCTGTATGACGTGCTTACGCGGCACAAGCGATACGTCGGTGAAGGTGCGCACGCCGTTCACGGTCGTAACGTCGCCCAACTGAATGAGCGAGTGCCCCCAATAACGAGACTCAAGCACATAGCTCACGAAGTCCGCGAACCATTGGCGCTCGAAAATCTTCATTGCCGTATCGTCCTCTTTCCCGTCCTCGGTTTTCAGCACGAATTTCTTTTGCAGGGTCTTGCCGTCCCGCTGGCCGATGCAGCCCGTGAGGTGCAGGTCGATCAGCGCGTCGGTGTAGCAGTCGTAAAGTCGGCCGCGCTTGGGGTTCTCGACATTGAGCGCCATCTGCCATGCCTGCCGCCATGTCGCAATATCTTTCTGCGAGAGACGTGCCGCAACCTCGTTGAGCTGGATGAGGACGCTTCGCTTCTGCTCGATGGTTTTGGCCGCACGGGCGGCAGCCATCAGGGACTCGTATGTGCGTGATTCGAAATCGGGAGCCGCCTTTCGGGCGGTCTTGTTCTTACCCATTCAATCGGTGTTTAAACGGTGTTTGAAAGGTTTTCAATAGGTATATTTTCGGGCAGGCAGGGAGCCGAAGCGCACCGGGTTCTGCGGGTCCTCGCCGTCCTCGGATTCATACAGCGGCAGGTCCGGCATGGCCTTGCCGCTCTGTACGTCTTTGAGCCATGCAATCGCATTGTTGTACATGGTCTCGCGTTGCTCGTTGCCCATGAACTGCGGTAGCGACTGTCCGAGGTAGAACAGGGCGATACTCACCGTGACGCGCACGAGCATCGCATTTCGTTTGTTGCCCGTCTGTGCAAAAGCCTTCGCCGTGTCGTAACGGGCACGCAGGTAGCCTTCCACTTCTTCCTGTGCGCTCCGTTCGGCATCGCGGCGGGTCTGCTCGTCGCTCTGCGAAATGATGTCGAGGGTGTCGTCGTTGCAGACGACCTTGTAATCCCGATCTTCGAGAAACATTCGCTACTTGGTTTTATAGATGGCAATGGCCGCGATGTCGGCGACCTTCACGCCACGGCGGTAGACCTGCTCGGAGATCAGCGTGCGGATGCGCTTTTTGGACACACACAGCGGACGGCCGCCGAGGGTGATTACAAACTGTTTCTTTCCGGTCCGGCGTTTCCGTTCGTCGGCGATGCGGATCTGTTTTTTGAGTCGGTGCTGGAATACCAGCGCCCTGAATAATTTTACCATAAATTTTTAGCTGATATATGCCTGTACCCGACCGACGGCGTGAACGCCTGTTGTCGGGTGTGCTGTTGCAGTTTGTAAATGGCCCCTTCGTCGGCGTCGGGGGCGTCGTCATGGCCCGACATGCCTTTCTCGAAGCATAAGGTCTGATCGAGTCCGGCCAGCATATCGGGGTCGTTCCGTTGCTTGGCGTTGTAGTACACGAAGCCGCGCTCCCACAGGGGCGAGATCGCCTCGATGCGCTGGAACTTGTCGGGTTTCTTGCGGCGGTCGGCCCGGATGGGCAACTGATAGCCGCGGATGTTTCCCTCGCGGGTGAACTCGTCGAGGATGATGTCCTGCAAAAAGTTGGCTTCGATGTAGTATTCGGCTACGGCTTTTTCGGGCATCCGTTCGTGCAGGTCGTACCACCAGCGCACCATTTCGGAGACGGAACATTGCCGGACGAACGCCGCGAGGCAATGCAGCTCGGTTCCAGTCTTGCCCCACAGTTTGATGGCCTTGTAGTCGTTCTTGGAAGAACTTTTGAACGACGGGTCGCAATAGGCCACGAGATAGTCGTACTTGTCAAGCGGCAGCGGGTTCTTCCACCGGACCCACTCCTGCCGGAACACCACGCCCTCGGTGATCGGGTTGTTCATGTACTCCTTTTGGAAGGAGCGGTAGCCCATGAAATCGGCCATCTTCTGCACCTCCTCGCGCGACCACTTCGCGGCCCATGACACGTTACCCTTCTTGTCGAGGATATTCACCTGCGAGACGTGTATACCTTTGGCCTTCGCCATCGCCGCCAGCACGGAGTTCTTGCTGATAAGGTTGCCGACCATGATGAAGCGTCCGCGGCCGCCGTCGAGCGTTCCGAACAGGGCTTCCTTCACCCAATTCACGAGCCGCTTCACACGTGCCTCGTTCCCGCACAGTTCGTCGTCGTCGAGGTCGTCGATGACGATATAGTCGGGGCGGCGGCTTCGGTAACGCAGGCCGCGCGGGGACTGCCCGCGGCCGCGGGCGAAGAAGGCGCAGCCGTCGGCCGTCACAAACTTGCCGTCCTGCCAATCGCCTGCGTTATACTGCACGCCGAAGTCGGCGATATATTGCTGGTTGTATTGCAGCTCCGCCTGCAGGTCTCCGAGCAGCGTTTTGGCGTTCTCCTCGGACTTGCCAACGAGGACCATTACGTTGATCTCGCGCGGCTCCTGTATTTTCAGCCACAGGGGCATGAAGATGTCGAAGTGCGTACTCTTGGCGTGACCGCGTGCCCACTTTTCGACTCCTTTATAGTTCGGGTCCTTGCGGACGCGGTTCGCGGCCTCGATGTGAAACGGGGCGCACTCGGTATGTTTTCCCGTCGCCGGGTCGTCGGTGTAGTGTGGGAAGTAATAGTTTACGAAGAAGTTGTAGTCGGTCCGGGCACGCCTGATGCGTGCCTGCTTCTCGGCTGGCGACTCCGAACGAACGGTCGTCCGCTCTTTTACGACGATGCACCATTGCCGCCACTCGGCATAGGTTTTTACAACATTGTTGCCCATCGTTATTGCACTTTACCTATACTGAGCTGCTCGACGACGAATTTGTTTTGCAGATCGTTTACGACTTTGCGGAACTCGGCCGTGACATCGGGGTCGAACTCCGCGCGTTGTTCGAGCCAGCGGCCGAAGGACATAAAGCACTCCATGTAATCGACGACGGACACGTCTTTGTCGAGGGTCTTTATTGTTGCGGCCATCTTCGCCAGTTGGTCGCTGCTACTTCCGACCGCCGCAGGGTCGGAAGCCTTGCCGAGATTCTCGGCCACATTGTTTATAGAGCGCAGTACGTTGTTCACGACTTGTTTTCGTGTCAACGACTGCGCTACTTTTTTTTCGGCCCAGCACCCGGCGGCGACCCACGCGCCGATGGTGTTCTTCGACACGCCGACCTTCTCGGCGATGATGTTCTGCGGCGTGCCCTGCATATACAGAAGTTCGGCGAACTCCTTCAATTCTCCGGCGATTCTCTTACCCATTCATACGAAAAAAAATGATGCCCTGCGAGGGCGTTCGACGGGGCAAAGTTGCGCCATAAACAGAAGTATGTAAAATGAAGTGTAAGGTTTTTACACTCCGATTGTTACGCCGGATTTAGCCCTGCATCTTTGCATCTGAATCGCGGGGTGGAGCAGTTGGCAGCTCGTGAGGTTCATTCCCTCAAGGCCGCGGGTTCGAGTCCCGCTCCCGCTACAAACCTTTTTTGCATCCGAGGCCGACCGACCCGCCGACGTTCTGTCGGCGGTGTCCGAGGCCGAAAAAAAACTGAATGGCAAGAGAAGCAGTCATTACCAGCAACAGCGTGAACGCCTACGGCACGCGAGTCCTGACCGAAGGTCTCGACATTTCGCAGTATGAGAAGAACCCCATCGTGCTGTATATGCACAAGCGAGGTATTCCCATCGGCACGATGAACGACCTGCGCGTCGAGAACGACCGACTGATCGGCACGCCGCAGATCGACGGCGACACCGACGAGGAGAAGGTAATCGCGGCCAAGTGGGAGCGCGGCACGCTGCGTATGCTGTCCGCAGGTATCGAAATCCTCGAATGGTCGGACGACCCGCAGAACGTGGTGCAGGGACAGACCCGGCCGACGGTCACGCGCTCGAAACTCGTCGAGGTGTCAATCGTGGACGTGGGCGCGAACGACGACGCCTTACAGGTTCGCCTGTACAGCGGCGGCAAGCTGCTCACACTCGCGCAGGGCGAAGACAACGACCTGCTGCCGCTTCTCAAACCCGACAACGACGACAAACCCCAAAACAAGATTTTTCAGATGAATGAAATTTTGATGTTGCTCGGCCTCCCGACTACGGCGACCGAAGCAGACGCAGTAACCGCAATCCGGGCGCTGAAAACCGAGAACGAGACGCTCACGCTGGCCCGCATCACCGATGCCGTGACGGCGGCGAAGGACAATCGTCAGATCACCGAGGCGCAGATGCCAAAGATGATCGAGCTGGGCAAGAAGGCCGGCATCGAATCGCTGCGCGACTACCTCTCGATGATGACGCCCGCATCCAAGCCGATGGACTTCATCGACGGCGGCAAATCGCAGGGCGGCAACATGACGCTCTCGTGGGACAAGATGTCCGACGAGCAGAAGATCGAGCTGCGCGAGCAGAACCGCCCGGAGTACATCCGGCTGTACAAGGCCCACTACGGCTTCGCGCCCAACTTCACCAACTCCCTCAAGTAGATTCACCTCTAAACATTCCCTTTTTCTGAATGAGAAAATTCCTTTTTGCCCTTTTGGGCATGCTCGCAGCGCTCGGTGTCAATTCCGCAGTCGGAGCCACCATTGCCTGCGTATTCGACTTTAACCCCATTGCGGGCATCGCGGCCGTGAACGGCATGTCGGCGGCCTCTGCGCTGTGCGGCGGCTTCATGCCTTCGGGCGTGCTGGCCGCGGGTATCTATCCCGAAGCATGGACGGGCGAACTTATCAAAGCCTTCCGGACAGCCGCGGAAAGCATCGGCTGGTACAATGCCATTCGCGCCTACGACTCGTATGTGAAAGCCGACGCCATCCACTTCGTCGATGTCGGTGCGGACCCCGAAATTTTGGTAAACAATACGACCTACCCGCTGACCGTACAGGAACTCCCCGACGGTGACAAGTCCGTGCAGCTCGATAAATTCCAGTCGCGCCCGACTCCTATTACCGACGATGAACTGCATGCCATCGGTTACGACAAGATGGCCCTCGTGATCGAGAAACACAAGGACATGTTCTTCGAGAAGAAGTACTCGCGGGCCATCCATTCGCTGGCTCCCGCCGAGAACACGGCCAAGACCCCCGTAATTACCACTACGGGTGAGGCAACATCGGACGGTCGCAAGAAGCTGACCCGCGCGGACATCGTGTCGCTGAAAAACAAGTTCGACAAGTTGCGCATCCCCAAAGAAGGCCGCATCCTCGTACTGTGTGCCGACCATGTCGCCGACCTGCTGGAAACCGACCAGCGTTTCGAGAAACAGATGTACGACTACACTACGGGCAAGATCGCCAAGATGTACGGCTTCGATGTGTACGAGTACGACGAGTGCCCCTACTACGACACCACGACGCTCAAAAAGAAGGCGTTCGGCGCGGTTATCGGCGACAACGACCGTCAGTGTTCGGTAGCTTTCACGACCAAGCGGGCGATGCGTGCCGACGGCTCGACGAAGTCCTACCTGCGCCCCGCCGATCTCGACCCGGAGAACCAGCAGAACATCTTCTCGATGCGCACGTACACGATCTGTCTGCCGCTGCGTAACGAGGGCTTCGGCGCCATCGTGAGCGCAAAGGCAGCATCGGAAACCCCTGCGGCATAATACAATGAAAAAGGCTCTGCAATATCTGGTCATTCATTGTACCGCAACCCCCGAAGGCCGGGAAGTGTCCGCCGCCGATATTCGGCGGTGGCACACGGTCCCCGTGTCAGAGGGCGGCCGGGGCTGGCGTCAGGTCGGATATACAGACCTTTTCCACTTGGACGGCACGGTGGAGCGGTTGGTCGGGAACAACGAGGACGCATTCGTGGACCCGTGGGAAATAACAAACGGCGCGGCTGGTTACAACGGTGTGGCGCGGCATATTGTTTACGCTGGCGGCTGTGCCGCCGACGGCAAAACGCCGAAGGACACCCGAACACACGCGCAGAGGGAAGCGCTCGAACGCTACGTTATCGACTTCCACGAGAAAAACCCGAAAGTGAAAATCGTCGGCCACCGCGACCTGCCGGGCGTCCGTAAAGCCTGCCCCTCGTTCGACGTTGCGGCATGGCTCAAATCTATCCGAATCGAATGCCCGCAGAAATAATCCTCGCCCTTATCGGCATAGCCGCGACCCCTGTGGCTGCGTGGCTCTCGTCCCGGCTTACCCGGCAGAAGTACGACACCGAAATTGCGAAGTTGCGGGCGGAGGTTGCCTCGGCGAAGGCCGACGCCAACCGCAAGGAACTGGAAAACGCCCGGCTGGGGAACGAGATCATCATGCAGAATATCGTGCGACCGCTCGAAGGCCAAGTAAAACGACTCAACACGAATGTTTCACGACTGGAAAAGGCTATCGGCAAGGTATCTACCTGCCCTCACGCTGCTGAGTGTCCTGTTATTCTCGAATTGCAGTCCGCAGAAACGGCTTGCCAAGACGCAGGAACAGCGGACAAATAACACGCATGAGCAGTTCGCCGCCGATCGGGAGATCACGCGAGACAGCATCTTCTTTCGGGAGTTGTGCGAGGCCCTGCGCGAGCAGCTCGCCATCGAGCGGACCCGCAACCGGACCACGGTCGAGGATGTCGAAACCGTCACACGGGAGTACGACACAAGCCGCCCGGCCGACACGCTGACCGGCAAGCCGCCCCTGCTGCGGGAAACGACCCAGCGACGCCTCCGCTCCGACTCGGTGCAGGATTCGAGCCGCCTGCGGCAGACGCAGGCACGCGACACCCGCACGGCGACCGGGAGCATGACGCAGGAACAGGACCAGCTACAACTCCGCAGGGAGTCGGACCAGCAGACGGCGACCGACACCGCGACCACGACCAAGAGCCGCCGCGGTCTTACATGGTGGCAAAAGGCCCTTTGTTTCGTGGGCCTGCTGTCGCTGATATACATTTTTTACCGCTTTTTCAAGAACAAGTAACCCATCCACAATGGCAAACAAGAATACGAAAGCCGCGTCCCGCAAGGCCGCAGCGAAACAGAACCCCGAACAGGTCCCGGCCGAACAGCCTGCGGACATCGTACCCGATCAGCCGCAGGCCGACCCGGAACCGGACGGCAGCGAGGCTCCAGAACTGGCTTCCGCTTCGACTGAGCAGCCCGACACAGCCCCCGCCTCCGAGCAGGTTCCGGCCGAACCGTCGGCCCGGTCCGAGAAAGAAGCTCCGGCAAAGAGTGCCGCACGCAGTTCGGGCAAGGCGTCTGCCGCAAAGAAGACCATCCGCGACACCGCAGCGCAGGCCGTGGCAAAGCAGGTGTTCCGGAGCCACCCCGACAAACAGACGGTCTATGTGACCTCGGACGGCACGCCCTTCTTCGTGAAGTGCGACGCCGACAACCACGGCCACACCCTCGACGACAAGCTCGTCGTCGCAGTTACCAACGAAAACTACAAAGCCTAATGCAGTCTTTGAAATTCATCCGCACCAACGGGAACATCCCCAAGAAACTGGCAGGAGAAGATCATATCTCCGGACTGGTGATCTATTCGGCCGCGCTGCCTTCGGGCTTCTCCGAGAGCGAGCGCATCAAAGCCGTTTCGACCATCGAAACGGCCGAGGCGTTGGGTATCACGGCGGACGCTGACAACTGGGACATCCGGGTCCTGCACTACCAGCTTTCCGAAATCTTCCGCGTCAATCCGGGCATCAGCCTGTACGTCGGCATTTTCACCAACCCCGAAGGAGCCAACACCTATGCCGAGGTCAAGAAGATGCAGAACTTCGCCGACGGCCGACTCCGGCAGCTCGGCGTATGGGACGGACGCACACCCCTCGCGGCCGACAACCTCACGGCCCTGCAAGGGGTCGCTGCGACGCTCGAAGAGCAGGATATGCCGCTGGGCATCATCTACGCTCCGAAGGTCTCGGCCGTGGCATCGCTGCCGAGCAATCTCGCGGGTGACAAGGAGCGCGTATGGACGGTGATCGGGCAAGCCGGAAGTTCAACGGGCGCAGCGTTATATGTCGATGCAGAAAACACGGAGAAAGCCTCCGTTTCGGGTCTTGGCGTGGTCCTCGGCATCGTGTCGCTGGCCGCTGTTCACGAGTCTATCGCGTGGATCGAGAAATTCCCGACGGGCGTCGATGTCCCGGCCTTCGGTGACGGCACGCTGCTGAAAACGCTGGACCGCGCCGTCGTCGAGGCGCTCGACAAATCGCGTTACCTGTTCTTCGTGACCTACTCCGGACTGTCCGGGTCGTACATGAACGACTCGCACACGATGGACGCCCCGACGAGCGACTACGCTTACATCGAGAACGTCCGCACGATGGACAAAGTTGTGCGCGGCATCCGCACCTACTTGCTGCCGAAGCTCGGCGGCAATGTCTACATCGACAAGACTACGGGGCAGTTGCAGACTCACAGCGTGGAGTTCTTGCAGACCACGGCCCAGAAGGCCCTTGAAGATATGGAGAAGGCGGGCGAGCTGAGCGGCTACGTGGTCGAAATCGACCCCGATCAGAACGTGCTTTCTACGTCCGAAATCGAGTTCGTAATCCGGCCTGTCGGCGTCGGTGTCGTGCGTCGCTTCAAGGTGAAAATCGGCTTTGCCGAGAGTGTCTAACCTCAAATCCAACACAGAATGAACATCAGAAACGGAGTGCCGCTGATTAACGGAGTGGAACCTGCTTGGGGCGACATCGTCGCCGCAGCGAACGGCGTGCCGTTCGTCGGGATCACCGCAATCAAATACGGTGACAAGCAGGATGTGCAGAACAACTACGGAGCCGGACGGCATCCCGTGTCCCGTTCGAAGGGACGCATCACACCGTCGGCGTCGATTACCCTCTACAAAAGCGAGATCGTGGCTTTGCAGCGGCAGGCCCCGAACGGCCGCCTGCAGGACATCGCCCCCTTCGACATTACGGTCTCCTACCTGCCCGAAAGCGGTATCATCACGACCGACAAGATTCGAAACTGCCAGTTCGACGAGAACAAGGTAGACTGGAAGGAAGGCGATCTGAACCAGCAGGTCGAGCTTCCGCTGATCCCCTCGCACATCGAGTGGGGCCAGCCGAAGGTATAACCCAATCATCAATCAACTATGGAAAATAAACAGGAACAGGAACAGAAAGCCAAGGAACTGGCTGCCAAACGTGCCAAGTATCCCGTCCTCGACGGCGGTGTCACGGACGAAATGCGCCAGTCGTGGAAACAGGCCAACGGCCGCGTCGTTACGGTAGATGTTTTTGACGACATGGCCGAGGAACACCATGTCGCTTATTTCCGTCGTCCAACGATGGATGTAATGTCGGCCGTTAACGCCGTGAGCAAGCAGGACGAACTGAAAGGTGCGGACACGATGTTTAAGAACTGCTGGCTCGGCGGCAGCCCGCTCGTTCAGAGCGATGCGATTCTCAAAACGTCGGCCCTCGGTGCGCTGGGCAGTTTGTTCGCCACCTGCCACACGGAAATAAAAAACTTGTAGGGGCGCACACCCTTTCGGACATCGAGGACGAGCAGACGATTACGAAGGGGTGCGCCCTGATCCGGGCGAACTTTCACATCGACCCCGGCACGCTGACCTATGACGAGTGGGCGGGACTGTATGAACAGGCTGTATGGCTGGAACGAACGCGCCTCCTCGCGCTCGGAAAACTGTTAGAGAAACTTTTTGCGGAAGAACCAAAAAAGTAGTGAATGAGCAGCTACGCATTTAACTATTCCTTCAATATCACGGGCAACTGCGATGTTGTCGTGCAGGGCATCACGCAGGGCGTGAAGGACCTGAACGACAAAATCCACAAGTCCGTCGGGCTGTGGGATAGCTTCGAGGGCAAGCTGCTCGCGCTAAATCAGTTCACGCAGTACATCGAGGGCGTGGGCCGCACGATGCAGGAAACCTTGCAGCCGGGTGCGGCGCTCAACGCTTCGCTGGCCGACCTCTCGGCCATATCGGGCGAAACGGGCGAAAGCCTGCGGACGATTGAAGGCTACGCCCGCGATACGGCGAAGGCGTTCGGCGGCTCGGCGGCACAATCCGTCGAGTCGTACAAACTCCTGCTGTCGCAGCTCTCACCCGAACTGGCGAAGTACCCCTCGGCGCTCAAAGCGATGGGCGATAATATCGCCGTTCTGAGCAAGACGATGGGCGGTAACGCCACGGCTGCGGCCGAGGTGCTGACAACGGCCATGAACCAGTACGGCGTATCGCTGGCCGACCCGATGGAGGCGAGCCGTCAGATGGCGAAGATGATGAACGTCATGGCCGCTGCCGGGCAGGCGGGTTCCGCGGAGCTGCCGACGATCAAGGTCGCGCTGGAGCAATGCGGTATGGCGGCCAAGGCGGCGGGCGTGTCGTTCGAGGAAACGAACGCGGCTATTCAGGTTCTCGACAAGGCGGGTAAGAAGGGAGCCGAAGGCGGTGTCGCGCTGCGTAACGTCATGGCGATACTTTCGACCGGACGCTTCCTGCCCAAAGACGTGAAGGAGGAACTGACGGCGGCGGGCGTGAACATCAACGCGCTCACCGACAAATCGAAGTCCCTCACGGACCGTCTAACCCCGCTGAAAAAGGTACTCAACGACTCGGCGCTGTTCACGAAGTTGTTCGGCCGGGAAAACAGCAACGCGGCAATGGCCCTCGTGCAGGGCATCGACGAAGTGACCCGTTACGAGTCGGTGATCACCGGCACGAACACGGCCGTCGAGCAGGCGGGTATCATCATGGGAAGCTACAACGAACGGCTCTCCCGCGTGCGGGCCAAGTTCGACGACCTGAAAATCTCGCTGTTCAACGCATCGGGCGACTGGGGGATTTGGGTCGAGGTCGTGGTCAGCTCGCTTGTGCCGCTGGCGCAGATGACGCCGCTGCTGTTGGGCGTCGGAAAAGGCATCGCTTTCATCCGTTCTTTGAATTTCGCCGGAATGTGGCACGGGGTGATCGGCATGATGGGCCGGGCCGTCTTGTCGCTGCAAATGTATAACGGCTATTTGAGCATCGGTAAGGTGCAAGCGCTGGGTTTCATGCGCAACATCGTGCAGGCGACCGTCGCCACGCTGCGCTTTGCCACCGCCGGAATATGGTCCGGCATCAAGGCGCTGGGGGCTTATGTCCTCTCGCTCGTAACGGGCGGCACGGCATCCGTCACGTTCGCAGGCATTGCCTCGGCAGGCTTCGCTACGTTCAAGACGGCCGCAGTAACCGCTTGCCGGGCCGTGGGCGTGGCAATTATGAACGTCCCGATCATCGGATGGATTGCGGCGGCCATCGCCGCGCTGGTCGCCGTGGGTGCCTATTTCTGGAATACCTCCGTGAAGTTCCGGGCCACGCTGAAGGGCCTTTGGGCCTCGTTCAAGGCCGTGTTTACGGGTATTTGGGACATGGCAAAAACCGTGTTCGGCGGTTTGGGCGACCTGATCGTCGCGGCGTTCAAGTTCGACGGCAAGGGAATCCGGGCCGCCATTCAGAAAATGAAAGGCGGGTTTTCGGACTTCGGAGCCGAGGTCGGCGGAGCCTTCACGAAGGCTTACGACGCGGAGATCGCCAAGTCGAAAGCCACTGCCGCCGCCAAAGAGCAAGCCTCGTCAGGTGTCGAAACTACAACCCCCACCCCGAACCCCAACCCCGACCCGCTGGCCGGAGGACTGCAAAGCATCGGGACTACAAGCGCAAAGGCCGACAAGGTCCGCAATATCACCGTGAACATCGAGAAGCTGATCGACCGCTTCGAGGTCAATACAACCAATATGCGCGAAGATATGAGCCGGGTGAAGGAATTGGTCGCCGAGGCTGTGTTAAGCGCTGTAAACGACGTAAACCTTGCAATGTGATGGGAAATTTAGGAGTGATAAGTTTCGGGTTTGTGGCCGCAGGCGTCGCACAGCAGGCACGCTTTGCCCTCTGCCGCTTTCAACCCTCGCAGCAAAACGCCAAATCCCCGTCATGGGAAGGCCACGGTGGAGACATCGCGGGGCACGACCTTTCCGTGCCGATCACCGACCGCAGCTATTGGGAGAGCCGTTACGTGCTTACCGAACTGACGCTGCGCCGCGAGGATGGCCGCACGCTCGTTGTGAACGACGCAGTCGTGAATATCTCACGCGAGAAGCACATGGTCCGCACGACGCTCGTCGGGTTGAACGGCACGATCAAGGAGTACATCTCCAACGGCGACTATGACATCAGTATAACGGTGGGGATTGTGGCCGTGCGCGACGGCGTGATCGTGGACGAATACCCGGAGGAGGGCATCCGTGAAGTGAGGGAGTTCCTCGACGAAAACAAGGCTATCGAAGTGTCGAGCGTGTTCTTCGAGTTGTTCGACATCAGCCGTATCGTGGTGACGCGATTCGCACTGAACCAAGACACGCACTCGAACCGTCAGACTATCGACGTGAAGGCGTTGTCCGACGAGGACTACGTAATCAAAAACACCGACTATTAAACACCGTTTAAAGGGCCTTTAAACAATGTTTCGGCTGACTGCGAAAATTGAGATCAAAAGCACGAAAACGTGGCGGTTCGACAAGGTCGCCGGAGTGGAGATCACCCGCGACATCGACACGCTCACCGATACGTGCGTCGTGACGCTGCCGAAAAAAGTCCGCTGGCAGGGCGAGAGTTCCATGCCCATCAAGCGGGGCGACGAGGTGTCGGTGTGGCTGGGGTACGACAACGAACTGCAATTCGCCTTTCGGGGTTTCATCACGACCATAGGACTGAAAAATCCCACCGAGATACATTGCGAGGATTACATGTTCCTGTTCAAATCGCGGGATGCGAAAAAGATCGCCTACAAGGCGGCCACCATCGAGCAGGTTCTGCGCGATCAGAACCTCGGCGTAAAGTACAAGGTGTTCGGAGAGCAGCACATCGGCCAGTTCCGCGTCACGGCGTCCACCGTCACCGAGTTGCTCGGGCAGTTGAAGGATCAGGGCGGCATCCGGTCGTTTTTCCGTATCGAGGATGGCCAGCCCGTGTTGTATTGCGGGGTGCTGTTCGAGCGGGACACGAAGTGCAGGCAGGTGTTTGCAACCGGGGTGAACCTGATCGACGATGCACAACTCGACGTGCAGAACGCCGCCGACGTGAAGATCAAAATACGGGCAATATCACTGCGGCCGAATAACAAACGGATTCGCGTCGATGTCGGGGATGCCGACGGCCAGCGCCGCACGCTGCACACCTACAACAAGGACGAAAAGGAGTTGAAGGCATGGGCCGAGCAGGAACTCAAACGGCTGAAACGCGACGGACTGGCCGGATCTTTCACCACCTTCGGAGCCGTGCTGATCGACAAGCTCGACAACATCGGAATCAAGATCGACGGGGTGCGCAGGGGCATATATCAGACGGATAAAAACGTGATAAAATACGGGACGGGCGGGTTCCGGCAGGAGATAACAATCGGATTAAGGGTAGCGGAATGACACTCAAAGAGGCTATACGGGTTCTCGCCATGTCGGGGGCCGAGTTGTACTGTAAGATATGCACGGTGGACGCCGTGGACGTCGAGGCCCGGACGGTGGACTGTACGCCCATCGACGAGAGCGCCCCGCTCGTGGGCGTGAACCTGCAAGCGTCGCAAGACGGCTCGGTCGGGGTTGTGCAGTTCCCGGCCGCAGGCAGTTACGTTGTGGTGGCCTTCATCGACCCGGCCGTGGCCGTGGTCGTGCTGTGCGACCAGATCGACAAGGTGCAGCTCGACATCGGCCGGACATCGGCGACGGTGACGGACGAAGGCATTACGCTGAACGGCGGGCGTCTGGGCGGTTTGGTTATATCGGGAAAGACCGCCGGGAGACTCAACGCTTTGGAGAACGACATAAACGAGTTGAAAGCGGTATTCTCGGCATGGGTTCCCGCGGGAACAGACGGCGGCGCGGCTCTCAAAACTGCGGCCGCAGCATGGGCGAACCGACAACTGACACAAACCGTCGCTGCGGAGCTGGAAAACGACAGCGTGAAACATTAGGACTGATGCGCGGAATATTGATAGACCCTGAAACGGGCGATGTGCAGGTGACCGCCGGGCGGCTGGCCGTCGGCGACACGACGGCCCAAACGGCCGAGTGCGTTCTGCGGGCCGTGCGCGGGGAGTTCAAAGAGCACCCGCTTATCGGGGCCGAAATATTGAAGATGCTCGGCGGGTCCCCGAATCCGATGTGGAAAGCGGATGCAAAGACCATGTTACAGGCGTGCGGATTGTCCGTGTCGCGCGTCGAAATGAAGGACGGACAGATAACGATTGAGTACAATGGCGAAAATAGCACCATCGGATAGGCAGAGCCTCTTGGACATCGCGGTACAGACCAGCGGCGGCGTCGAGGCGGCCTTCGACCTCGCGGCGGCAAACGACGTGAGTGTCTCGGAACCGCTGGAAGCAGGGGCGCAGTTTCAAACTGCGCCCGTGGCTGACAAGATGGTGCTGGAAAGGTACACGGCCCGGCAGATACGCCCGGCGACGGAATTGTCGGACGAAGAAATCGAAGCCGCTCCCTTCGGCGGCATCGGCTATATGGGAATTGAAGTTGATTTTATGGTGCGATGAGAACAATAGCGGAAATAAAGGAGTCCATCGAGGCGGACTTCATGCGCAACGAAACGGCGGCGAAACTTTACGGCTTTACGGCCGGGGACAGTTTCGCGGCCTTCTTCGGGAAACTCTCCGTCGAGAGCGTGCTGTTCTACCTCTTTGCAGTTGCGGCGTGGACGCTGGAGAACATGTTCGAATCGTTCCGCAGCGAGGTGAACGCCAGTATCGACAAAATGAAACCGCACCGCCCGAAGTGGTACCGGGATATGGTGCTGGCCTATATGAAGGACCGGATGCTGATCCACGACACGGACGAATACGACACGGCGGACATGACCGACGAGGAGATCACGGCCGCGCGGGTCGTCAAGCATGCCGTCGCCGACGAGAGCGACGACGCCTCGCTGCTGACGATTAAGGTTGCGGGGGAACAGGGCGGCCGCCGTTGTCCGCTCGACGCGCAGACCGAAAGCCAGCTCAAAGCCTACATCGCCGAGATCAAGGACGCCGGGGTGCGGACGTCGCTGGTGAACATCGCGCCCGACCGCTTCAACTGCGAACTGGACATCTATTTCGACCCGATGCTGCTTGCCTCGGCGGTCGAGAGTACCTGCCGCGAGGCGATACGGAATTACATCGAGAACCTGCCCTTCAACGGCGAATATACCAACATGGCACTCGTGGATCAGTTGCAGAAGATCGACGGCGTGAGGATACCCGAACTCCGGAGCGCAACCACCGTCGCCGCAGGGGAAAGCGTGGTTACTGCGATTGACGCCCGGTGTGTTCCGGCGGCGGGATATTTCGAGATGGGCGATATCAAACTGAACATGAAGGTCTACAATGGGTAAGTACGACATCAACGTGAAACGGCTGGCTCTGCTCCTGCTGCCGACATTTTGGCGCAAGCCGGGATTCGCGGCGCTGGCTTATGCCGCGGTGTCGCCCCTGCAATGGCTGCACACGCAATTCGTGTTGTGGAAACACGATGCCGAGTACCGGGTTCAGAAAAACGGTCAGGTGTGTCATCTGCGGGCTGTGCTGAACGATATGTTCGACCCCATCGACCGCCGTATCACGATCACGGACAATGCCGAGAACGTCGGATATATCATCCTGCACCACCGGGACACCGACCAAAGCGTTCGGCTTCCGGCCCGCGGTTCCGGCCGGGCCGTGATACTGAACCGCCGAGGTTACGGCGGCGTGAACGGCTACGATTTCTGGGTGAACCTGCCCGTCGCGTTGTACGGCAAAGTAGACCTCGCCCAAGTGACGGGTGTTGTGAACACCTACAAATTGGCATCAAAACGATTTTCGATAAACTTCATTTGAAATGAAACAGATACACGGAAGATACCTCTTGCAGCCGAACAAGGACTTTCCCGCCGACTGCGAAATGCTCGACTACCTGCAAACCAACGCGCACGTCGTGTCGATTATCGGCAACATCGCCGGAAACAAGGCCGTGCTGCTCGGATGCGACCCGATGGATAACGGAGCCCGCCGGGCCGAAGGTTACGTATTCCTGCACACGCGGGAGCACCCCGAAGGGGAGGTGCTGTATTGGGAAGGCGGCGCAATCGGCAGCGGCATGTACCTCAAGCAGGAGGTGATCTCCGTGCAGGCGCAGGGCTACGACTATCCGCAGGCATACGTGAGGCGGTCGCTCGCGCCCGGCGTCGGCGATGAAAACTACCGCTGGGAAGATTTCCGCGAGGCCCAATCGCTGCCCACCCTCGACGAGGAACTGGCCGCCCTGCGCAAGACGCTCGCCGACATGAAGCCGTCGCCGCTGGGCATGGTCGAAATGTGGGCCGGGCGCGAGGTTCCCGACGGGTATCTGCTCTGCGAGGGGCAGCAGCTCCGGCAGACGGAGTACCCGGAACTGTTCGCCGCCATCGGTGCGGCCTTCAACAACGGCTACGACTGCAACGGCCGCCAGCTCACGACATCGGCGGGCTTCTTCCGTCTGCCCGACCTGCGCGGCCGATTCGTGGTCGGCTACTACGGCAGCGACGAGGACTACAAGACCCTCGGTGCGGTCGGCGGCAAGAAAACCCACCAGCTCACCGTGGAGGAACTCCCCGCGCACGATCACGGGCTGTTCCTGCAGCACGCGGGAAAACGTTTCACGGGCGGCGGCTCGGCGAATGCGCTCAACGAGGGCGACGGCCGCACCTATTCGACGGGCGGGAACAAGCCCCACGAGAACCGCCCGCCGTATTATGCGCTGGCTTACATCATGCGAACGAAATAACACGAGGACGCAATGGCAATTATCACACGGCCACAACTCCGCAAATGGTTCGGGAAAGGGAAATATCCCACGGCCGCACAATTCTCGGACGTTTGGGATAGCTTTTGGCACAAGGACGAGGACAAGATCGCCATCAGCGGCGTCGATGGTCTTGCGGAGCAGCTCAACAGCAAATTATCCGCGGCCGATGGGCGGAAACTCAAAGAAACCGTCGAGCAGACCGCTGGCGACCTCGCGCAACACAAAAAGGAGTCGGACGAGGCCATCGATCAACTCCGCGAACAACTGGATAACCTGCGGTCGGTCGTTGAGAACGACTGCGTGCAGCGAACTACCCGCGTAACCCTTCAAGGAGGGTCTCCGGCGGATTTGATAGGCAACAAATAAACACAAAATACAATGGAAGACAATCAAGCATTGGCGGCGTTGGAGCAAGTTCTGCTGGCGGCTCGCATCGCACACACAACCGGAACCGAGGCCGAATGGACCACGGCGAACCCCGTTCTTCTCAAAGGTGAAGTCGGATTTGTGGAGGGCACGTCCCCCGTGAAATTCAAGGTCGGCGACGGAACGAAAACTTGGTCGGCGCTCGGCTGGGGACAGCCCACCACGCTTGCGCAGCTCGCGGCCGACGCCACACACCGCCTTGTCTCGGATACCCAGATCGCGAGCTGGAACAATAAGGCCGAGAAAACGCCAGCCACGCATGCGGCCGACGGTCTGATGTCGGCGGCCGACAAGACGAAGCTCGATGGCATCGCCGCAGGCGCGAACAACTACCAGCACCCGGCGACGCACCCGGCGACGATGATTGTCGAGGATTCGGGCCACCGCTTCGTCACAGATGCCGAAAAAGCCAAGTGGAACGAGGAATATACCATCGAAAAGGTGGCGACAGAGAGTGGATTCGCATCGACGTACCACCTGAAAAAAGGTGCCAACAAAGTTGGCGTGTCAATCAATATTCCGCTCGATCGGGTGCTCAAGTCGTCATCCATCAAGACCGTGGTGACGGCCAATTCGCCTTACTCCGGGGCCAAGCCCGGCGACAAGTACATCGAGTTCCTCTTCCAGAACAACAACACCCCGCAGTACCTGCCCGTGCAGGATCTCGTCGATGTCTAC